AGGAGAAATAATATTTGTGTTTAAAAATCAATCACAGTAGCCGGAAGCGTTCGGCTACGAACCGAAGGAATGGTGGAATTGGCAGACACGCATACATATTGTGTGTGGTATTAAGTTGAGAGTGGCCATGCTAAAACTTATGTAAATCCGTCCCGGTTCAAGTCCGGGTTCCTTCACTGATATTTTTTTATGTTTAACCAATGATACCGGCGAAAAGGACGCTGTAGGGTTAAAGTCCCTTATTTGAGTTTTGAATTGTTCTAACTATCCCGGTGTGCTTTGAACAGCTATCCGGGAGCACAGTAGCTCGTGAGAGTGATATTTATTGTTTTGTCGTGTTTTATTTTGTGTTTGTGTTTCTAGGTGGATGGTTCGTGAGAATAGTTCACCTTTCTTTTTTATTTGGGCGGTCAGTACTCTGGGATGAAATGTTACTTCGTGCACAGAAGTAAAGAGATCGGTTCGATACCGATACCGTTCACCACGCATTTACATTATGTATAAATCGAGGGAGCCGTACACCCTTTAAGCGTAGCCGATCCATAAGGTACATTGGATTTTACTTTCGACATTTGCTTTGCTGCCTGTACAATACTGTACAGGCAGTTTTTGCTACTGAAAAAGGCGTTAAAATGGCGAAGTTTCTGTTTGTATAACTTGTCAATTAAAGATAATTTTACTGATGTAATAAATTAAAAGTCAAACCATTAAATTAGAATTATGACAACGAGAAAAACAACTGAACTAATGGCTCAGAAAGAAGAAAAGAAAAAGAACCCTATCAGACCACTTCTAGCTTCTGAAATAGAATGTAGAGTTGGTAGTATGAAGCCTGATGGTTCTGGATGCTCCTTGCTACTTTACAAGGATGCTAGAGTAGACATGAGAATACTTGATGAAGTATTCGGAGAAATGAACTGGAAGCGACACCATGATGTCGTTAATGGAAATCTATTCTGTACATTGTCTGTTTGGGACGATGAAAAGAAAGAGTGGGTGAGTAAACAGGACGTTGGTACAGAATCCAACACTGAAAAAGAGAAAGGACAGGCTTCGGACGCCTTTAAACGTGCAGGGTTTAACTGGGGAATTGGACGTGAACTTTATACAGGTCCCTTCATTTGGATTACACTTGAAAAAAATGAAGTATATCAGAGCAAAACAGGTTCTCCTGCTCTATATACCAAATTCAGTGTGAAAGAAATTGGCTATAACGAGCAAAAGGAGATTATTCTTCTTGTTATTGTAGATAATAAGAACCATGTTCGTTTTGCTTATGGTAATACAAAAGAAAAAGTATATGCTCCCAATGTCTCTGCTTCAAATACTTCGGGCAAAGTATATACTGGCATAGACCTGGACCGTGCAATTAAACAAATGACTGGTGTTAAAAGCCGGGAAGAGCTTGAAAAAGTTTGGGCTGAACACCCGGAACTTCATAATAATAAAGAGTTCAGGGACATAACTATTGATATGCAGAAAACGTATCCACCTAAAAATTGATAATAATGATAGAACTAGTGAAGTCCTGTGTGGTTTTCAATGAGGAAAACCACACCTATATGCTCGGTGAAAAACAGTTGCAGGGTGTAACCGGTATGATTGGTCGGCAGTTGTTCCCTGATAAATATAAAGATGTCCCGGATTTTGTTTTGAAGAAAGCTGCTGCAAAGGGTAGTCTTATTCATAGTCAATGTCAATTTGCTGATGCAACAGGTTTACCGCCTGAGAGTATTGAAGCAGAAAATTATATCAGAATGAGGGTAAATGCCGGATATAAAGCATTTGCTAATGAATATACCGTTTCAGATAACGACTATTTCGCGTCAAATATTGACTGCGTTTGGGAGAAAGCCGATAAAATTAGTCTCGGTGACATCAAAACTACCTTGCATCTTGATGAAGAGTATTTGAGTTGGCAGTTGTCAATCTATGCTTATCTGTTTGAACTTCAAAACCCGTTAATCAAAGTTGATAAGCTGTTCGGCATTTGGGTACGCGGTGATAAACATGAGTTGGTTCCGATTCCTCGTAAGCCTGATGAGGAAGTCAAGAAGTTGATGAAATGCGAGAAGAATGGAAAGCAGTACTTACCCAATCTTCCTGTTCCTGCTGATGACAAGTCACTTATACCATTGCAGCTTGTAAATTCTATAATTGGAATTGAGGAAGAACTTGCAGATCTAACTGAAATTCAGAAAGGTTATAAAGAGAAACTGAAAGCAGCTATGCGTGAGAATGGTGTCAAATCATGGGATGCCGGAAGATTGAGAGTCAGCTACACACCCGCTTCTACTAGTAATAGCTTTGATACTAAAAAGTTTCAAGCAGATCACCCGGAGATTTATTCCCAATATGTCAAAGTAGCTCCTAAAGCTGATAGTATTCGTGTAACAATAAGGGAGGAAAAATAATGAGTTTAAACAAATTGATGCTTATCGGGTATGTTGGCAAAGACCCCGATATTAGAGTTTTGGAAGCTGGTTCTAAAGTAGCCACTTTCTCCTTTGCCACTGCTGAAAAAGGTTATACCCTTGCCAATGGAACACAGGTTCCTGAAAGAACAGAATGGCATAATATTATTGTTTGGCGTGGTCTTGCCGATGTCGTTGAAAGGTTCGTCCATAAGGGAGACAAGTTATTCCTGGAAGGAAAGATAAGAACGCGAAGTTACGATGATAGTAGAGGAATTAAACGGTATATTACAGAGCTCTTTGTCGATAATATGGAGATGCTTTCTGTCAAGCCTCAACAAGCACCGCCACCTTCCCCTCTTCCAGGACAAACTAACAATCAAAAACAGAATACAGTGAATGAGTGCCCACCACCGCCCCCGCCGACTAAGGACGATTTGCCATTCTGATAAGTTATGGAAGCAACATTAACAAAGAAAGATGGCAAAGTCCAAATGGATAAGTCTTTCGAGTTCATGTGCAGCGCGTTACGTAATGGAGAATACACTGTAACCATTAAGAGAAAGACACAACCGAGGACATTAAATCAAAATGCTCTCATGTGGAAATGGTTTCAATGTATTGGCGCCTGCTTACGTGAATACACTGGTGAAGAGTATTGGAGTACTGCTGATGGTGTACAGGATATACATGACCTGTACTGTAAGAAGTTTCTTGTAAAGCAAGTGCATGTGAATGGTAATGTAGAAACTATTGTGCGAGGAACAAGTAAACTCAATACCTTAGAAATGCATAATTTCATGGAAAGCGTGAAGATTGATGCGGCTGCTGAGTTTGGTATTACGCTTCCATTACCTGAAGACCAACACTACTTAGATTTTATTCATGAGTACCAAAATCGGTACTAATTAATCCTTTATAAATTATGATTGCAAATTTAAGAAACTACGAGCCCGAGACAATCGAGTTCGTTGTTCCCGACGCTATTCGGGAAAAATTCCCTCCTGTATTATTTGAAGGTTCTACTGATGTAGATGAACTTATAAAGTTGGTAAATGAGCATTTTAATGCCACATTTCCTGAAAGTGAGGTTACTCAACGCATCCTTGACACATTTGAGATTGATGAAATACGTGAAGAGTATTGTATCAAGCAGGAGAATGAAGTACCTAAACGTGAACGTGAATTATTGGAAGCTATCGAACGTGCAAAGAAAATCAAAAATGATGCTCAAGACAGGTTAGCGTCCATCAAAACAGAAATCAAAGACCTTGCTGCTGAAGTCAAGAAGGGAACAAGGGAGTATCATCTTTCAAGTAAGAATACGATCCGGTTTGCTCTTAACGGTCACTTCTTATATTATTCTTGGGTTAATGGTGCCTTGAAACTTGTAAAGGCAGAGAAAATACCTGATTGGGATAAACGTTCCCTTTGGGCACAGGAAGATCGGAACCGAAAAGCAATGTTGGATTTGTTCGGCCTTGAATATCCCGAAGTTGAACGCCCTATTGATGGCACGGAAGATTTAGGAGACACTTTCGAAGAGGAGCTTTCTGATAATCTTCCTGAAGAAGAAGCGGAAGACGATGAGTAGATTACAGCACAAGAAAGGCAGGAAGTCCAATTATGTGAAGTCGCTTATGAATAATCCTGATTGGGAAGAATCGAAGCGTAAGGTTCGCATTAGGGATGGACATAAATGCCAGATGTGCGGTAAAAATTTCAATTTAGAGATTCACCACAAAATATATAAGGTTAACGGACAGTCAATTGTAGGGCATGAACTTGAACACCTTGATTGTCTCGTTACCCTTTGTGGTGACTGTCATTCGAAAGTACACAAATATCACATCAAATTATGACATACCAGTTAAGAGACTACCAAAAAAGTGCTAGTGATGCAGCAGTTAGTGTTTTCAAATCTAAGGAAAAGAAGAACTACGTGATAGTTCTTCCAACCGGTGCCGGAAAATCTCTTGTAATTGCAAATATAGCCGCCCGGATTGATGGACCACTTATCGTATTTCAACCAAGTAAGGAAATCCTCGAACAAAACTTTGCGAAACTTCAATCATACGGCATATTCGATTGTGGGGTTTATTCCGCTTCTGTAGGAAGAAAAGATATCAACCGTATTACATTCGCTACAATTGGTAGTGTGATGAAACACATGACTTTCTTCAAGCATTTTAAGCACGTCCTGATTGATGAGTGCCATTTAGTAAACCCAGCTAAAGGTATGTATAAGGATTTTTTTTGAAGATGAAAAAAGGAAGGTTATTGGATTTACAGCTACTCCTTACAGATTGTGTTCAGGTAGTGGAGGAATGATGCTTAAATTCATTACTCGTACCCGGCCAAAGGTTTTCACCGATGTAATTTATCATTGTCAGGTGAGCGAACTGCTTGCAAAAGGATTTCTTGCTAATTTAAAATATTACGATATTACAAAATTGGATTTAAGAAGAGTAAGAACTAATTCTACTGGAGCCGATTATGATGAAAAGAGTCTTTTGCAAGAGTTTGAACGTGTCGATATATATAAGGATATAGTTGGATGGACTAAACGTCTCTTGAACCCCAAATCGGGCGTACCACGTAAAGGTATTCTGATATTTACAAGGTTTATACGTGAAGCTGAAAAACTAGCTTCTGAAATTCCTAACTGTGAGATCGTAAGTGGTTCTACATCAAAAGAAGAAAGGGCACGTATCCTGAAAGGCTTCAAAGACGGAAGAATAAAGGTCGTCGCTAATGTCGGTGTACTAACAACTGGATTCGACTATCCGGAGCTTGATACAGTTGTTCTTGCACGTCCAACTAAATCTCTTTCTCTCTATTATCAAATGGTCGGCCGTGTTATTCGCCCCTGTCAAGGTAAAGAAGGGTGGGTTGTCGATTTGAGTGGAAATTTCCGGCGCTTCGGTCGTGTTGAAGAGTTACGCATTGAACAACCGGAAAAGGGAAAATGGTGTATCATGAGTCGCGGTCGTCAATTAACCAATATGGCATTTTAATTATCATGTGGAGAAATTACAAGAAGAAAGAAAAAAAGAAGCCTCTTTTTGAGGTTGAAGGGGTTAAGGTCAAGAAGAAACCTAATCTGATCGAGAAACTAGATAAAGTATTTAGTTTATTCATCCGTTATCGTGATACGATGCCTGGTGGTTATTTTCAGTGCACATCATGTGGTAAGATAAAGCCATTTGAACAAGCTGATTGCGGCCATTATATCAATCGTCAGCATATGAATACCCGCTTTGATGAAATGAATTGCAATGCTCAATGCAGACATTGTAACCGCTTCATGGAAGGGAATATTCAGGATTATCGTAGGCGTTTGGTATCCAAATATGGAGAACGTAGTGTGCTACTCCTGGAGGCGAAGAAAAATGTATCCAAGCAATTTAGTGACTTTCAATTAGAAGAGATGATTACTCATTACAAGGAAGAAGCGAAAAAGCTAAAGGAAGCAAAAAGACTGTGAGTATTACTACTAATCGGAGTATAATCCCCTAAAATATGGAAAGAAATTCATTCATCTTTTATAAAGGGTGGAGAGAAGCAATCAAGGATTTGCCGGATGATGTCAGGCTGGAGATTTACGAAAGCATAATTGAGTATGCGACAACGGGAAATCTTCGGGGGTTGAAACCTATGGCAAATATTGCTTTCAACTTTATAAAGATAGATATAGACAGGGATACTGACAAGTATATGTCTATTGTAGAAAGGAATAAGAGCAATGGTACTAAGGGTGGACGTCCGAAAAGTGAAAACCCAAGCGAACCCAAAGAACCCACAGAACCCAGTGGGTTATTTGGAAACCCACGAAAACCCAAAAAAGCCGATAATGATAATGTATATGATGATGAGTATGTAGATGATAATGATTCTGATTTTAAAAAGAAAGAAACTTCTCCTAAAGGAGAATCAAAGAAAGACGAGCTTTCTTTGTTCCCTGATGAAAAGATTGATTGGGTTGGGTTGATGGATTATTTTAATTCTACGTTTAAGGGTAAACTTCCTGCTATAAAGTCCATAGATGCGAAACGTAAGAAAGCTATTAAAGCACGTGTTGCTCAATATGGAAAGCAAGCTATATTCGATGTGTTCCAGTTGGTTTTAAATAGTCCCTTCCTGCTTGGACAAAACGATAAAAATTGGCAATGCACTTTTGACTGGATATTTTTACCTACAAAATTCACTAATATTTTAGAGGGTAATTACAATGGAAAACGAACTGATACTACGGCCACAAGAAGAGAATCGGTTAGTCGCCTTAAAGACCTCGCCGGAGAATTACTGCAAAACTCTTCGCCCGAAGAAGGTTGAGGATGTATTTCTAAGCAATGAACCTGCTATCGGAACTATAATTAGAAAATTTGGGGAACCGCAAGCTAGGGCAGTACTGGTTATCTTAGTTGCTGATGCTTTAGATTTCTTCAATGTTGGTAACACCATGTCGGCCATGCAAGTTATAACGACCGTAGATTTAATCATAGAGGAATATCCATACATGAAAACGGATGATTTTAAACTGTGTTTCAAGAACGCTATGAAAATGAAATACGGTGAAAATTATAATCGCATTGATGGTTCTATCATTATGGGATGGCTTCGTGAATACAACAAAGAACGTTGTGCTGTTGCCGATAATCAATCTTGGAATAATCATAAGGCCAATTTATCAGAGGAAACGAGCTACGCAAATGGATTGTCATATCAAGAATACCGAAACGAACTTGAACGTAGAGTTGAAGAAGGGGATGAAGAAGCCGTCAATGCGTTAAGAATTTCAAATGAAATAACCTCTTATCTAAACAAAAGGAAGAATGGCAAACAAGAAGCAGAAAGTGACAATTTACTGGAACACTAGACACATCAAACTTGAAGATATTCCAGAAGTAAAAAGAAAAATACGAGAACGATTTAATATCCCTGACTATACTACTATTAATGGAGAAACTGATTGTGAGATTTGTGAGGGAGATATGCAGCTTCTCCAGGAAACTGAAAGACGGGGCTTCATTCAAATACGTAATAAGACTGAATAAAAATGATGAGATATCTGTATATATAACCTGTCGCTTTACTGTAAATAATAGAGGATAAATGAAATAATGTGTGATACTATCAGAATAACAATTAGCCCCAACTAATATGATAACATTGAATAAGCTTGCTCCTTGGATATTGAAAATTATAGAACGGCGTTTCCGTTTGAATAAAAATACTTCCAAGAAGGCTTTCAGCTTAAAAATATCTGCTGCATGGAGGAAATTAGATGAATTGTCGGATTTGCCTATTGATAATATTGATGGTCATCAAGAATACAAGAAAAGGGCAGTTGATATTATTGTGATTACTGTCGCTTTTTTACAGCATTACGGATGCAGGGACATTGAAGGCGAAATTAAGAAGATTATAAAAATGTCTTCTGAGAAGCTAGAATAACCTTAAAAATGCTATTGCTCATTGTTTGTGTTACTAATTTATAAATTTAGAGTAACTAAGCAGGGGAGAAGTAAGGGTTAGTATTTTAGTTAATAGAATAGAAATGAATATAGAAGAAAAAGCAAGGGAAAGCTCTATAAAAGCAGGGTACAATCCTAATATCGCTGCTGATGCAGTAGGGCAAGCTGTATATGAATCAGCATATAAGGTAGGTGCAAACGATATGAGAAAACATTCCATATTAGTCTATAGAAGCGTTTGTCCTTCATACAAGGTTCAATCTCGCTATGAATATGGAAACTATTCTCATCGCCAAGAGTGGAAAACGAAAGTTTGTGACATGAGCCGTCAGTATATGAAGAAATTAATGGAAAAATTTTAATTCAAATTAATCAATATTGAATATTAGTTTCAAATCCTCAATCGTCAGAATGTGATTTTTATCTCTATGAATCATACTGTGACAATTGGGACATACAGGAGCTAAATCTGTTTTCGGATCAACAACTTGTTCACCTGTTTGGGAAAGTGGATTAACATGATGTACATGAATAAAACCACGTCCAATTTCACCATATTTTTCAAGGAAATTGAATCCACATATACAGCATGTATAGCCATGAATGTCTAAGGCTTGTTGGCGTAACTTTGGATTTCTTTCATATTTAGTTGAATAAATCTTTTTCGTTTTACCTTCAGTAATGGTAGTCGTAAATTCTGTTTCAACCTTATCTATGTTGTAATTGATATTGGATAGTGACAATATTTTATCATATATCTCTTTGGTTGTGACACGTACGGCATCTCTCCAATAATTGCTTTTACGTGAATCTGGGATTTCTTCTAAATATTGTCCATTATGATCCTTTATAAAAATAGGTATGTCGAATGCTTGGTAGTTTATTATCTCGGAGTAATAGTCATTTTTAGTTGATTCAGGATCGATATATTGATTGCCTATTTCTCCTATTCCGAAATAATATGGTTTTGCAGTTGGACGAAACTTTTCATATTTTTTCTCCTGTAAACGACCTTTGTAATAGATGATTTTAGTACCAGGTTTTAATAGTCTTAGATAGCGCTTTGGATGATGATACAGTTCTCCAGTTTTGTCTTTCCATGCAGATCGGTCGTTTTGTGTGATAATTGAGTACATTTTATTGGATTTTATTTTAGTCCTACAAATATAAAAATATAATTTTAATATATGACTTTAGAAAGGAAAATACAGCAATCAATAGATTTCCTTCGTAGTATGGAACGTGACAATCCGATGTGTTTAGGCTTTTCCGCCGGTAAAGATAGCGTTGTTATTCTCGATCTTGCTGAGCGTTCCGGTATAAAGTATAATGCGTCTTACGCAAATACGACGGTTGATCCACCTGGCACAATCAGTTTTATAAAGAAGAACTATTCACAGGTTCAGATACTTCATCCAAAGAAATCATTCTTTCAGTTGGTTGAAAGCAAAGGACTACCCGGCAGAATGAGGCGTTTTTGCTGTGAAAAGTTAAAGGAACAATACGGTATCGGTCAGCGCACAATCGAAGGTATGAGGGCAGAAGAAAGTCAATCGAGGGCGTTGTATGAGCCAGAGCAATGCGATACACGCAGATGGATGAAAGGTGCGAAACATATTCTCCCGATCCTTAATTGGTCAGAAGCCGATGTATGGAACTACATTCGTAAAAATGGTCTTCCATATTCCAAGTATTACGATGAGCCCTATAATCTTTCCCGTCATGGCTGTATTGGTTGTCCCCTTGCCGGTTGCAAGCAGATGCAGGCAGAATTTAAGATGTTTCCTGGTTATGCCCGAAGAATGATTGTCGCCATTGAACGATATATGAACAATAAGCCTAATAATGCGCTTGCTAAGAATTTCAGTGATCCGTATGAAGCCTTTTACTTCTACATCAATGAAATGTCGATGCAGGACGTTAGACGGTTGAAAAAGGGACTCTTTCACTTTAATGCGAAGGAGGTTATACAGAAAGAAATTTTAAATCGAATAGAGTAAAACTAGAAAGAAAGGAACATTTATGGCATTTTTAGCAGTAAACAGAAATGGGGAGGAATTAGTATTTAATGATCTCCCTACTTATGACAGAGTAGAAGATACATGGAAGGTTAATTGTACAAGAGAGGAACTTGTTTATGATGATCCGCATGATTTTTCAGCTGGGCATCATTGTGAAGAAGTAGATGATAGCGACTATGGTATCACACTACCTAAAGGCACAATTGAGAAAATTATAGGTGATCAGTTGTCATTCGCGGACGATCCGGTAGAAATATGCTAATAACTAAATAAGTAATGAAGAAAAGAGATACAAAAAAAGGAGAGTTTATATGTCGTAGGCAGAAACCTTCTGATAAGTCTTTTTCTCTCAAAGAAAGTTATCGGCTTGCCTACTTTGAGATTATGAGCAAACCAGCATACATTATCCGTAAACGGAAAATAAACAATGTTATTTATGTTGGCAGGGATAAAAGAGAGGCTAATAGACTTCTCAAATTCTTTAATAAATAACCCTCAAAATTATACTAACATGAGTGAAACGAAAATAATATTAGATGCCTGTTGCGGTAGCCGGATGTTTTGGTTCGACAAGGAAAATCCTTTGACCTTGTTTGCTGACATCAGAGATGAAGAGCATACTCTTTGCGACGGTCGAAGTCTGAAAGTTCATCCCGATATTGTATCTGACTTTACCGATATGCCATTCTTGGATGAATCCTTTAAGCTGGTAGTATTTGACCCTCCCCATCTTCTAAAGGCTGGCAAAGATAGCTGGCTGGCCAAGAAGTACGGAAAGCTTCCTGAAGATTGGCCAAGGATAATAAAAAAAAGGAATTGATGAATGCTTTCGAGTACTTGAAGATTACGGCGTTCTAATTTTCAAATGGAATGAAGACCAGATAACGGTTAGAGAAGTATTGAAAGCGATCGGCCGGCAACCATTGTTCGGTCACACCACCGGAAGACATGGCAAAACTATGTGGATGTGTTTTATGAAACTACCAATTAAAAGATAGATATGAAGAATATGAAACAAGTAACCCTTGAACTTACCAGCTTTTCTGCTTCAATTAGTAGGCAGCTAAAGAAGCAGAGAATAGATTTCGATCCTAACAGGATTAAAGAGTATCAGAAAGATGCAGATGCCATTAATCGACTATATTACAAAGATTTGCTTTCAGCCTCGCACTGCGATGATATGCGTCGAAAATTAACGGACAGAATTATCATAGAACTATAGTTCAAAATGAATAAAAACTGAATAAATATGAGTAAGGTGGCAATCAAAAGAAAAGCAGGCATGAAGCCTGCTCATATATAGTTTTAGAATAGTCAGAAGAGGGGATTCGAACCCCCGGGTCCCGAAGGATCACCTGATTATCAGTCAGGCGCTTTAAACCGTTCAGCCACCTCTCTAGGTGCAAAGATTGTAATAATTTTAATAATAAAAAAATGTGGCAAAAAAATGTAGCAGAGAATGTGCAGTTATTTTATAGATATAAATAAAGCTATAAGGGAAATCAATATAGCTAATAATGAAAGAAAGTGAGTTCTCATCTCAGAGTCTCTTTGGCGAAGTTCCCTAACTCGTTCTTCTGGACCACAAAATTCATATGGGTCATAGTATGGATTTAATCTTTTAAAAAAAACGATAACCTTTTTCATGGAAAATATATTTATATGTGTCACAATGATAAAAAAATAATTTGAGACGAAATAAAAATGAAAGATATAAGTATTGCATTGATTTATGTTGTTTTTTTCTTAGGGGTATATACGATTAGATTTTCTACCTCAAAGGTCTCTTCGGGCATATTAAGAAAATCATCATCATCCATCTCTATCATCTTTGTATACATGAGACTCATTCCGCATGTAAGAATGAACGTTTTGATGACGTGACGACAATCTTCAAAGAAGAATGATGATGTGGAGATGTATATTTCGTAATAACGCCGCACATCAGCTCCTTCAAGATATTGGTCAATGATTTTGAAGTTAAAAGAAAAGGCTTTGCATAATGCCCTTACATTTTCGGTGTGAAAATCAAGTGTGCCATTGTCATATGTAGTTTCAAAACGTACTACTTCGATTTTGCTAATGGGAGATACTTTATCCATAAATTATAATTTTAGTTTGATAGCTACAAATGTAGCAAAACTATTCCGGTTCGTGATGATTAGGAATAGACTTTTTTGAAATGAATGTAAAACAAACTGAATATGAGCGAAAATTCTATTGTTATTCCTCGGAAGTTGATTCATTCAGGAAAGAAGAGAGCATATCCATCAAGTTTTATTTGGGATTGTCCTTTATGTGGACATTGGAATATTTGGAATACAAATAAACTGATAGGAAAGACAAACGTCAAGTGCATGGAATGTTTAAAACCTTTTGTTTTAGACAAATCCAATCCTAAAGAGGAAATTATCAGAACTAAGAAAATGAAGTCTATAATTAATAAATAACAAGATAGAAAGGAATATTATGGGAGTTAAAAGAAATATAGATATAAAAAACTTTCCTAAGCAATATTCGGCAGAGGAAAGCCCAATGGGTGGTATCGGACGAAAAGTTGAAGTTTGCTTTCATTACAAAGCTGACAACACTATTTCCGGTGTGATAATTCGAGATGACAAAGAGTCGCCGTTTCGAACGTTAATCCGTCTTTACGATGGAAGAGTGGTGCTTGCTACTGAGTGCCAATTCAGGGCACTCCCTGATATAGATAGAGAAACTATCGATCTATTTACATTTAATGAATAACTGAACAGAAAGGAGCTAGTATGCTTGAACCTCAAACAAAGCAGATCACCCGGTTTGGGCTTACAATAGCTGGTTCAGATGTGTATTTCCCGAAAAAGGAAACCGCTATAAAAATTGGGAAGATGTCGCTCCGGATGAATCCGGACACTAAGTTATTTGAAGAATATCGGCTTTGGTGGTTAGAGCCTGGCAAGCCTCCTAGAATTATAGATGAGCAGAGATTTGATAGAACAATATTAATTCAATAAAATTAAGTAATGAAAGATATAGGTATCGCATTGATTTATGTTGCTTTTTTCTCTCTAATAGGATTTTCCTTGTGGGTGACAAAAAGTGTATGGGTATTATTGGCATTGATATTTACCCCTGAGTATCACAGTAAGAAAGATTAATAACAAATAAGAAAGGAACATTATGGAAGAAAATAACAACTTGTCTGCTCAAGAAGCAAGACACATTTCGGAACAAAATCAATTGTCTGTAACAAAGGCTATGGCTATTATCTCAGCCGATGCCAGTCGTGGTCAAACAATGTCTCTGTTTTTTAACTTACATCAAGACACAATAAACTGGCTATTAAAGTACGGATATAAAATATCTAAACATACGGACCCTATGGGATTAGAGTCAGTTCGGGTGGAATGGTAACTAATAACAAGTAAAAATGAGAAATGAGCCTTGGGCGGCTTTGTAAAACCCACATATAAAAATATGGATAAAATTAAGTTAGGCGACAAAGTTCGTAGTAGTGTATCAGGTTTTTCAGGGACTATAACCGCAAAATGCGAGTATTTGCACAGCACTACACAATATTGTGTAACGGCTAAATGCAAAGACAATGACATCAAAGAAGCGTGGTTTGCTGCATCTGAATTGGAACTGGTAGAAGAGTAATTGCTAAGGTCCTATAGGTAAAGTATCCTGTAGGACCTTACATTAAAAAAAATAGATATGAGTCATTTGATGAAAATATTATTATCGATAATTAGCCAATTGCTTCTCTATTACTGATAATTGGTAATACATATCTTCGAGCATAGCTTGCTCGTAACCTGTTAGCTCTTTTCCCGAGTTCTTTTTAGACTCTAACGCTTGAATTTGCAATTTTATAGATTCTCTATTTCTAAGTAAAATATTAATGTCGCTCATAAATTAAAATATTAATGGGTTTATGTCGCAAATATACAAATAATTATGATAATAGCATGGTTTTCTTGCGGTGTAACATCCGCACTCGCTTGTAAGATAGCTTTGAGTCTGTACGAAGACGTTTAGCTTTATTACATAGAGGCTAGTTACTACCCCCCTATTTCTATCTGACACAATAAAGTTAGTATCGCTTTTTAATATAATTAGACTATGGGTACTTGCTTCGTAAGAAATCTGCAAATTTGAGAGTGTTATCTAATTTCTTTTGGATATTTGTATTAATTGACTTGTTGTCTTTAGAAAATACCTTATTAATATCTTCTTTTATAGTATTTAAAACATCATCACTTGATATATTGTCTGATAACTTGAAGACATATTCATCATAGCCAATATCTCCAGTAGGGCATTGGGAACTTTTTTTATATGGAACGCGATATTGGACGCAATATTTACTTAGAAGATTCAGCTCTTGTTGTGTATTTAATATAGATGTAATTGTTGTGTATTTAATATAGATGTAATTGAGGTATCTACCACCGTTCCAGCCCAGTCTTGGCTTTCGGCTTTAATATGAGCTTCTACAACTCCTTTACCGTACAGGCATAGAGCGGCATAGAACGTGTCATTGACAGATTGGTGATTGCCAGAAATACAGTCTACTAGTCCTTTACTAATACATCCTCTTGCTGGGAAGTTGAGGTTATTCAAAGAGTAATTTAAGTGATACGAAGTAGAAAACAATTGGCATAGCGAATTATACGTTAAATCATTCGTCCAGTATAAAATGGTATCAGATATATTGATACAGTTTAGTGTAGCATTTTTTACATCTGGCCTATATAATCCAGAAGGTTCTTTTACTAAATTATTTCCAGTTAGAGCACTTTCCATGTCCAAATAAATATTTTGCATACGAGATGCGACATAATCAGGTTCATTCTTTAAGATGAATTCCTTGAAACCCATTAAATCAAAATAGGCTAGATAAATTTCTTTGTGCATAAATCAATAACAAATGTTTAATTCACAAATATAGAAATATAAATTTTAATATTCACAAATAATGAAAGCAATATCAATCCGCCAGCCATGGGCGAGTCTAATTGTCCATGGCATTAAAGACATCGAGAATCGAACATGGAAGTGTCCTGAGAAGTATATCGGGAAACGTGTTCTTATTCATGCGAGTGGCAAACCTGTAGAAATGAGAAATCCCAATAGTGTATTTACAAAAACTCAATGGGATAGTCTGCCTGTTGAGTTTCAACGAAAAATAATATGTGCAGAGGGCATTGTCAATTCTGCTATCATTGGAAGTGTAGAAATAATTGGATGCTCTATCAATCATCCTTCTAAATGGGCAGAGAAATCCGATGATAGTAAAGGCTATTATGAAAATCCTATTTATAACTGGGTACTAGCTAATCCTATATTATTTCCAGAGCCGATACCGGCTAAAGGGAAATTGTCATTTTGGGAGTATCCCAATATCAATTCAGAGGACGATATCTGCTTGTGTAATTTGGTCGTAAATGAAAGGAATCAAGTCGTTAGCTACGGAGAGTATTACCGATGTGCATACTGTGGTAGTAAATGGAGTAAATAACAATAATACAAAATAATAGTAACATAATAGTTAGATATGAATTATACTGTCAATATCTTCTTCATTATCAATATACATTTTGATGTATTTTCTTAATAGGGCTGGATTATTGGCACATTCATCTGTTTTAATTATTTGGAGATTATTTAATCCATATAAAGATGTCAAATTCCAATTTGTCATTTCTTGTAGTGAGCGTTTTATCTCAATTTCTGATTTTGCGTCTTTAGTGAATATTGTAATATTCTTCTTTTGAGGATTAGTGGATGAAGATTGTCTTTCAAAAAAGGCTTTAAAATATTGGCTGTCATTTATGCCTAATGAATGCCCAAATATTGTAATATCATCAGCATCCATTAAATCATATACCATAGCAGGAGGATTATATTGAGAATCAAATGATTTCTGTATGAAGTCATAGTTATGAACAATTTTCTCGTCTTTTGTTCCTAATATAATATTTCCATCTAAGATACATCCATGTACATAGTTTATTGTATCATTAAATTCCATTGCAAAACTGGAATTAGGAGTTACTTCACTAAAACTTGTGTAGTTAAAAGAATATATTACAATTTGATCATTTGATTTATTCTGCATAAAGACTCTTGCGACAATTGCAGCTATAGAATTTTCGTTAATAGCTTCTTGCTGTACTTTTATGAGATATTGTATTAATCCATCTTTTATGAGCTGTAAGGCTTTTTTGTCTCGTTCAATAGGAGAATTTAATATATCTTCATGGGACAAACGGAGGTAATAATCAAATTGTGGCATCCATAATATATCTTTATTTAATAGTTTGTTTACTGTTTCGGCATTGGCTTGTATAAATGAATTGTACTTAGAGATTGGCCCATTGGTTTGAATCAGATTTAAGATTTCTTTCTCCTTGTCGTTGTATAGGTCTATTATTTGCCCATTATTGTTTTTGATTCTTATATAATAATTGTATAACTCATTCTCCAAATCATACCATTTTACAGTATCTAAATTATCGTTCCATTTGTCATTTAAATGTTTGATTAAAGGAGATGGGTAGTCTTTGGGACAAAATTCGGATTGGCAAAAGTCCTTGTATGAAGTCTTTCTGCCTAAACAAAGGTCAAATCCATTACCTATTATCAGAACTCTTTTTCTGTCTTTATTCATATTGCAAAGGTAAGGAAAGATTGTAATAATAAGAACTGAAATTTATATAATTGTTGAACCTTTGGTGTATTGTTTATTCGATACACCTTTATTCTTTTGTGATGATGAGAAAAATGATTGTAACTGGTAGTGAGGGTTTTATAGGTAAAGCCCTTTGCCGAGAATTAGCAAAAAGAGGTGTTGAAGTCATAGGACTTGACCGAAAGTGTGGTACTGAAGCCACGAAAGTATGCGAGCTTCTGAAGGATGGGGATATTGATTGTGTGTTTCATTTGGCGGCGCAAACAAGTGTTTTCAATGAAAATTTAGAGCAGATCCGGAAAGATAACATTGATACCTTTATGAGTGTTGCCAATGCCTGTAACCTATATCGGGTAAAGTTGGTGTACGCCAGCTCGTCAACAGCGAATCCTGTGAACACTACTTCCATGTATGGAATAAGTAAACATTTCGATGAACAGTACGCATCTGTCTATTGTAAGACTGCTACTGGATGCCGGCTGCATAATGTATATTCACCAAACCCACGTGAAAGAACTCTTCTCTGGTTCCTGCTTAATGAGGAAAGGGTGTCATTATACAACTGCGGTCAGAATATCCGGAGCTTTACTTACATGGATGATGTTGTCGAAGGACTTATCTATGTGATAGGATGTAACTGTCAGCTAATCAACATCTGTAATGTACAACCGGTGACTACGATGTATTTTGCTACTTTAGTAAAATACTACAAACCGCTTGAAATTGAGCTAATTAATGAAAAACGGGATTTTGACAATTTGGAGCAGTCGGTGAACCGGGATATCTATTTAGTACCTTTGTCTTACACATCTGTCGAGGACGGAGTAAGAAAGGTATTCACCATGCGGAGAAAAGATGATTTTCAAAAAAAATGCGGGGGCGGAGAAATAGAAATCCTTTGAAAATGTAAAACCATTCATTTTTAATTCCTGCATGTAGAGCTTTTTATCATTGTTTCTCCATGCAGGAATTTAATAATTTGAAGCTATGAGTAGAGAGAATGCATTAACATTGAAGCAAGAGAAGTTTTGCCAGTATTACGTTGACATAGATGGCAATGCAAGTGAAGCATACCGAATGGCTTACGACTGTTCTAAGATGAAACAAGAGAGTGTTTGGCGCAATGCTCATGCCCTTATGCAAAACATCAAGGTTTCATCAAGGATAAAAGAGATAAGAGAAAAGAGAGCGAAAGAATCTGAAGTTAAACGCGAAACAGTGGAACGTGTGCTGATGGATATCATAACTTCTGATCCTAATGACTTGTATATTGTCGATGAACTGACAGGTAAGGTAAAGATGAAAAGTCCTTCGCAGCTTCCAAAGCGTACACGCAATGCATTGAAGAAGATTCAGAATAAGAGAGGAGAAGTTACCTATGAGTTCAACGGTAAAACGGAAGCAGCTCGTTTGCTTGGTGCCTGGAATGGTTGGGAAGCCGATAAGAATGTCAACATCAAAGGTGGAGATGGAAACAAGGTCAGTGAACTTCGTATTGGCTTTGATGAAAATGATAAATCGGACGAATAGAACAATTTTATAGGCTATTTCCTGTGTTCACCCTACGGAGAAACCTTACTTTTAGAACAAAATGATCGTAAACTATAAAAAGCTAAATCCAAATGCGTTTCACCTGTTGAAGTATCTACAGGATGCTACATTACGTTTCATCATCTTATATGGTGGTTCATCGTCTGCTAAATCATTCAGTGTTGCCCAGTCTATACTGATTATGACATTGCAGGACGGAGAAAACACCAAGGTGTTTCGTAAGGTAGGTTCTGCTCTAAAAGACTCTATATATGAAGCTTTCAAGGAAGCTGCAAAGACTCTGAATGTTTACGATTTATTTGATTTCAAAGAAAGACGTATTATCTGTTTGCTTAATGGTGCTAAGATAACCTTCTCCGGGTTAGATGACTCAGAGAAGATCAAAGGTCTGGAAAATTATAAACGTGTGTTCCTTGAGGAGTTCTCTGATTTTGAACATGGTGACTTTAAACAGATCAGAAAACGTTTGCGTGGTAAACATGGTCAGCAGATCATTTGTTCTTTCAATCCGATCAAGATTACACATTGGATAAAAAAAGAAATCTTTGATAAGGATAAATTTCATGATGTTCCTATGGAAGTTATACTGGGAGGGAAGAAGATTCCCAGTGAGCTAACAGAGGTGAAATCGCTCCGTATGAATGAGCCAAAACAGGTAATGAATGTCCGGACAAAGAAGATCGTAGAGCATCCAAGTGATACAGTGTTGATCCAGTCTACATACTTAAATAATTTCTGGGTAGTTGGTTCTCCTGATGGGACATACGGTTACTATGATGAACAATGTGTTGCCGATTTTGAGAAAGACCGTATTAATGATCCGGATTATTATAATGTGTACGCATTGGGAGAGTGGGGTGTTATTCGTACCGGTAGCGAGTTCTTCGGTTCGTTCAACCGTGGCAAACATTCCGGTGAACATAAATATATCCCGGACCTGCCTATTCATATATCAGTAGATAATAACGTACTGCCATATATCAGTGTGTCGTACTGGCAAGTAGATTTCACTACCGGTATCAAGGTTTGGCAGTTCCATGAGACATGCGCCGAAAGTCCTAACAATACAGTAAAGAAGTCCTCTAAACTTGTAGCCAAGTATCTGAAAGATATCAGGTATAGTGATAAAGTCTACCTACACGGGGATGCCTCAACAAAGGCGGCCAATAGCATTGATGATGAAAAACGTTCTTGGATGGACTTATTCATAGATACATTGCAGAAAGAAGGATTCGAGATTGAGGATAAAGTAGGCAATAAGAATCCGAGTGTTGCCATGACTGGTGAGTTTATCAATGCTATCTTTGATTGTACTGTTCCTGGCATAGAGATATACATCGACGAATCATGTTCGGTATCTATCGAGGACTACATGAGTGTACAGAAGGATGCTAACGGTGCCATTCTTAAAACCAAGGTCAAGAATAAAACTACTTTGCAAACTTATGAGGAACACGGGCACTTATCCGATACGTTTCGATATGTCGTTGTGGATTTGTGTAATGAGCAGTACACTGAATTTAGTAACCGGCGAAAAAGGAATCTGTATGGTGGTAAGGGTATGCTTGGTTTCTTTAATCCGGAAGCACAAAACGTCTACTCGCAGCGGCTTGTTTATGTCATGCCGAATGTAGATGGTACGTTTGTTCTTGTTCAGGCATCCCGTTGTGGTGATAAGTGGCATTTAACTGATGCCTTGTTTAGAGAAACATCTTCCATAGAGGAAATTAAGACCGCATGTTTGGAGCACAAGGCCAATACGTGTCTCTTTGAATGTTCATCTGCCTATTATCAGACTGTACGTGAGTTGAGGGAAATTGTGAAAGATACAGAAGTAAGAGTAAAGAAAGAGTTTGCCGATGTGGATAAGCGAATAGCTGCTACATCTGATTTTATAAGGAATAACTTTTTGTTATCACCAAAGATGTTAGAGGAATCTCAAGATTACAGTGATTTCATTACTAACCTGATGGACTATAACATAAATAGCGAGAATAAAAGTGCAAGCATTATTTTAAGTGGTCTTGCATATCATATAATAAAATCGTTCCCCGAATCATCTGCTGCGTAATTTGTTGTTATATAGTTTGTTATAACTGAATTTGTACATTTCTTATTTTTCAAGATTTTAGTGTTTTGAGAAACCGATTATTCATATTCCTACATTTGTTTCAAATAAGAAATAAATGAGTTGGTTTCGTAAAAAATCTAAGTCAGAGGAAGAGCTTGTACAGGATGCTAATATAGAAGTCGTGAGTGAGACTGTTGAAGAGAAGAAGCTTCCGGAAGGGAAAAAGATAACTGTTGAAGAGTTATTTTCTTCTCCGTATGTTTGTTCTCAAAATTTTCTTACGCTTTTTCAGTCTGTACCAGAAGTCTTTTTTCCAATAGACTACATCGCTTCTCGTATTTCCAGTGCTAACTTTCAGTTTAAGAAAGTTAAGGATGATAGTGTTATTTGGGCTAATAAGAATTTGAATCAGATACTTCTTAGACCAAATTGTTTGATGACATGGAAACAAAATGTTTATCAACATTTCGTATATAAACTGTGTCTTGGCAATAGTTTTACACGTGCTGCAATGTCTGATAGCTTCACTAATGTAGAAAAATGGCGTTATTGCTCTAACTACTGGGTACTTCCTGCTGATGCAATGGAAGTCTTGCCTGTTTTAGGTAGTAATATTCCATTGTTTGGTATAGCTGATCAAGAAGATATTATTAGAGGTTATCGTTTAAATTATGGCGCTTTGAGCACAATGAATATACCTGCTTATCAGGTATGGCATGATAGAGACGGGTGTGTGAGTTATTATTCCGGATTTGGGTTTATGAAATCTCAAAGCCGTCTTATGTCACAAATGAAACCGATATCGAACCTTATTGCTGTATATGAGGCCCGTAATGTAATTTATGTAAAACGAGGTGGTTTAGGATTTCTTATCAATATGAAACAAGATGAATCCGGACCCATTGCTATGACTGATAATGAGAAGAAAGAAATTTTGCAACAACACTTCGGTAAGTTCGGAGTAGGTAAGGACCAGTTACCATATGGGCTGTCTGATATCCCATTGAGTTTTGTACGTACCAATCTCACTATTGCAGAACTGCAACCGTTTGAGGAAACACTTGCTGATGCAATTAGTATTTCAGGTGCTTATGGTATTCCTGCTGTGTTAGTTCCTCGCAAAGACCAGTCTACTTTTAGCAATCAATCTACGGCAGAAAAGAGTGTTTATAGCTCTGTTATCATTCCATTTGCGAAACAGTTCTGCCGTGAGTTTACTCAATTTTTAGGACTTGAATCAAGCGGATATTATTTGGATTGTGATTTCTCCGATGTGGATTGCCTGCAGGAGGGGTTGAAAGAAGCCGAGGAAGTAAAGACCAATATCAATAGCCGGTGCAAAAACCAGTTCCTTAGTGGATTGATAACGTACAATGATTGGAGGGCGCAAATCGGTGAAAGTAAATTTGAAGAACCTATGTTCGACAAAACATTATTTGAGATGTCGGACCAGGAACGAGAGATAGTTAAACAAATATTTAGTCTTAACACAAAAAGTGAAGTTGAAAATGGAAGAGAAAATCAAAAGCCTTCAGTACAAGACAAAGGCAAATGATGTTGATGAGAAGGGTATCGTTACCGTCGCGGTGAACGGTATCGGTGTGAAGGACTCACAGAAAGACGTATCCATGCCCGGATCATTCAACAAGACTTTAAAGGAAAATATTGGTCGTATGCGTTGGTTCTTGAATCACCGTCCGGATCAATTGTTGGGGGTTCCATTGAGTGGTAAGGAAACAGAGGGTAATTTAGTTATGGTTGGCCAGTTGAATCTTGAAAAACAGATTGGTCGTGACACGTTAGCTGATTATAAGCTGTTTGCAGAGAATGGGAGAACCCTTGAACACTCTATCGGAGTAAAAGCTATCAAAAGGGATTTGACTGATCCTTGTAAAGTGCTTGAATGGCGTATGATGGAATATTCTACATTGACAAGTTGGGGAAGTAATCCTCAAACATTCCTTGTGAATATCAAATCTGCTACTGCCGACCAAGTAAAGGAAGCTGTTGATTTCGTTCGAAAAGCGTTCTTGCAGCATGGATATAGTGATGAACGTTTAAAAGGTTACGATATGGAATTAAGTTTATTACTAAAGAGCCTCAACGGTGGTGCCGTTGTCTCATGTCCTCATTGCGGTTATCAATTTGATTATGAAGCAGAAACGGAACATACCTTTGCACAACAGGTATTAGATTACGCCGCCGATTATCAGAGATGGATAACGCAGGACATCGTAAGAGAAGAAATGGAGAAGCTCACTCCAGAGATTAGAACTCAAGTAATTTCTCTTATTGATTCTGTAAAGTCAGAGGAGAAAGAATTCACTCAAAAGAGTTTGCAGGATCTTATGAATTATGTAAGATGTCCCCACTGTTGGGGAAAAGTATATCGTTCGAATGCTATTCTACAAAATACTTCTGAAGATACTACCGGAAAGAATGAGCCGTCTGTTGACACTCAAGAAAAGAATGACGGGGAAAATGGTAACGATGGAGTAACGACTAAAGCCGCTGATAATTGCACTTTATTCGATTTCAAAAGTTTGAATAGTTGTTTCGATAATAAATAACTTAAAATTTAAATTTTATGCTTAAAAAATTTACAGTATCAGATTTTAATCTGAAAACAGATGGTCTGCCAGCAGAACAGAAAACATTCATAGAAAACATCGTCGGCATGATGTGTGAAGTCGTAAATAAATCACTGGAAGGAGTTGTTACGCCTGATGATGTGACTAAACAGTTTGGAGAAATTAATAACTTATTGAAGTCTTATGACGGCGAGAAGTTTGCTCAATTGATTAAAGACAATGAAACACTTGTTGACCAGGTTAAGAGCCTTGGAGAAAGCATTGAAAAAATGAAGCAAAAAGGCTTATCTATGGATACTATCAATAAGTTCGACGAGAAATTGAGCGAAATGCTTGATAGTGAGAAGTTCAAGGAGTTTGCAGCCGGTCACAGTCGTAAAACAGGTTCTTTTGAGGGATTCAGCTTGAAAGATATTGTGTCCATGACCGACAATTACAGTGGTGAAATCATGATTACCCAACAGCAGAACCGTGTTGTTAGCCAGGTAAGTAATCAGAAGATTCATATGCGTAATGTCATTACGACTTTGCAGGGTGATCCTACATATACGCAGCTCGCCTTTACACAAGTGTATGACTTCGACAGGAATGCACGGTACGTTACTGAAAACGGTCGTTTACCGGAGTCAAGCATTAAGATGAAGGAAATTCAGACAGGTACGAAACGACTTGGTACCCATATCAGAATTTCCAAACGTATGTTGAAGAGTCGTGTTTTCATCAGAAGTTATATTCTGAATATGTTACCGGAAGCTGTATGGCTTGCTGAAGATTGGAACATGTTATTTGGTGATGGGAACGGTGAGAACCTGTTAGGCATTACTAATCACACTGGAGTGCTTCCAGTTGAAAGTATCATCAAAGATACTATCATTAAGGGAGAAGCAGGTAGTGTGAAGTCTGTCGAAAGCCATAATGGGGGCAAAGACACAATTGTTGAATTCACAAAGCCGTACGATCTGATGCTCAATGGTATGGTTATTACATTTGCCAATGCTGCTGTTGTGACAGATTTGAACAAAGCGAATCCTATTATCAAGATGAATGATCGTCAAATCTTGTTGAAAGGTGTTGCTTTTGCCGGTGAGGAAACAGCCATTGCAAATATGACATTTACTGTCAACAACTCATTCTTCCAAAGTATCGAAGCTCCTAACTCGGAAGATGTTATTAAGACGGCATTTGCCGTGATGACCTATGCACAGTATTATCCCAATGCTATTACTCTCAATCCGTCAGATGTTAATGCGATGGAATCAGAGAAGGATACAACTGGGCGTAACCTTGGCATTATTAAGGTTGTCAATGGTGTTAAGCATATTGCTAACCGTCCGATTGTAGAGAGTACCGGTATGTTACCCGGTAAATACTTTATTGGTGATATGCACATGGGTGCATCTATCGTTGACTACACTAATCTTGCGTTAGAGTGGGCTGAAGATGTGGAAACGAAGTTGTGTAATGAGGTGGTTCTTATTGCCAGTGAAGAGGTGATTTTCCCTGTTTACAATCCTTGGGCATTTGCTTATGGAGATTTGGCTGAACTGAAAGAAGCAATTACTAAAAAGTAATATTATGGATTACATACTTAGAGGTAATGATAAGGATGTAGCCAATGTGCTTAAAGAGCAACGCATTCGGATTGGTAGAGGGGTGGTTTCATTCACCCCTATTTCCGAGTGTGGTCTTGTTACAGAAGAAGATGCTCGAAAGACATTGGAATGTATGCTCACAGAGAAAGATGCGAAAATCGGTGAACTTACTGAATCCATTACGGAGAAAGATAAAGCTATTGTTGAACTGACAGATGAACGTGATACAATGAAAGCTCGCATTGCAGAACTTGAAGCCCTGATTCCTTCTGATAACAAGAATCTTCCGGCTGCCGATTCAAAAGAATTGCCTGCTGGAGATGCTAAGGAAGTAACTGTTGTTGATGATAAAACCGTTTCCGTGGAAGATGAAAAGAAAACCGGAAAGGGTAAGGCTTCTAAATAACTATTGCCATGTTGATTGATGTTTCATATTTTACGTCAGGTCCCAGGCATATTGAGAATGCTTCGGTCGCTGAAATGCCTTCGCCCCAGTCTCTTGCAGTAAATGAGGTGATAAACGGGTATATCAAGGCATTTCAGTCCGAATTTCTTCATACTGCTGTCGGTTTTAGTCTTTCACAAGCTATTACTGATTATTTGGAGATCGTAGAACAGGAAAAAGAGGATTCTTCAGATGAGGTTGATATCTCGGAAAAAGATGAATCTCAATCCGGATATGCACTTTTATGTGAGAAGTTAAGTGAATCGTTCGCCGATTATGTGTTCTTTCACATTTTACGTGATATGAATACACAGGCTACTATCACTGGTCTTGTAAGATTGAAATGTGCTAACGAGTATATATCTCCGATTAAGAGACAGGTTAGTGTCTGGAACAGCATGGTGAAGAAGAACCAGCTCTTTGTAGAATGGGCGATGTCCGATGATTGTCCTTTCACCGGTTTGAAGATTCAAAAGAACCTATTAACTCCCATTAATGCTTTCAATTTATGATGGAATTGGATATAACAGAACTGTTTGAGGAAATAGTGGAAAAACTTCCGGAGAATCTTGAAATCCTTTATCCTGATGGAAAAGGTGGTATGAAGGTCATTAAGTCTCCCAAACTAAATTATATCTTCGGCAGCGGACAATATATCAAGGATGTTTTAGATGGGTATAGTAAAGCGCCCAGTCAATCGGAAAGTAAGTTCCCACTAATTGCTTTATTTACCCCAATAAATGAAGATAGGAGCGATCCGGACTACTATTCTAAAGCAAAGGTTTCGTTAATCATTGCTTGTTCTTCAAGTAGAGAATGGAGTAATGAGAAACGTAGAACTACTTCTTTCAAGAATATTCTTCGTCCGATTTATCACAGTTTGTTAGAGAGCCTTGTTGAAGATAACCGCTTTAGCTGGAATTTTGATGATAAAGTGAAACATAGTTATTCAGAGAATTATAGTTATGGCAGATACGGAGCCTATACAGATACCGGTGAGGCAGTGAGCGAGCCTATTGACGCCATAAACATACGCTCGATGGAGATTATAATTAAAATACCTAATTGTAGAAGAAAATGAGAAAGATTAGAACATGCAAAGGTTCCCGTTTTAACACTGGTGGATCTGCTTGTAAAATTGATTGGGAAAAGGTAAAAGGTTCAATAATGGTTGAACATGGAGTGAAGCTCCCTGCTGATATTACCGGTGATAAGTTAGCAGAATTATGTCATGCGGATCGTCCCGGACGGATTTATCCTATTTTCCCGCTTTTTGAGTATGCGAAGAACGGTGGTGAGCCGCAAGTGAACGCTCTTGGCTACGGGGGAAATCAGTATAATGGACTTAATGCCCAGACTGATACCTTTACTTTAGCCCGTTTTGATGAAGTCCTGAATGCGCAGCTGTTGAATAATGCAAATAAGGAATGGGATGTGTATTTCTGGAATAGAGATAATCATCTTATCGGTTATAATGATGATACTGATATCCTTGCCGGCATTCCAATGTCTACTGTATATCCTACTGTCACACAGTATCCGACTAGTGGTGCGAAATCAACAATGACAGTAAGCTTTTGCCATGAAGATGCTGAAGACAGCCAGCTACATTTTGATTATGTACAGTTGGATTTCAATCCTAAAAACTTTGCAAAAGGTTTGGTTGATGTTGTTTTTGAAAAGGCAGAAGCGGAAAATGCCTATAAAATTATTGAGAAGATTGGTGGCTACGATCGTACGGAAGAGTTCGGTACTCTTCTTGCTGATGGAGCTGCTGAAGTCCTCAACAACGTAACGTCTGCGACTTATGCGAATGGGGTTATTACTATTGTTCCTAAAGATGGGGCTACTCCTTCACTGAAAGCTCCTTCTGTATTGTTTGAAAAAGGTATTAAAGGTATCGAGCAAGCTGTATGAAGTTTGAAGGGGTAACATTTGTTGAAGATGCTGTGAAGTCTATGACTAAGCGGGCATTCATCAGACAGCATATAAATGTGCTGTGGAAAGATCGTAGTGAAGATGAAAGAAAACAATTGCTATCCGATGTCTACAGTATGATCAAGAAAAAGAAGTAGTAACCTTTGGGCTGGGTTGTTTATACAGTCCAGCCTTTTTATTATTACTATATGGCTGATTTCGACGAATTATATAGAGTTGTTCATTCCATCGCCTCTGGATTTAAGGAGGAATGTGTAAAGTGCATGGAAGAGCATAAGGATGTACTCGTAGATTGCATTCAGGAGCAAATGTATTCCGGACTGGATGGAACAGAACATTTATTGAATCCTGATTATGATAGTGATCCTTATTTTAATGAGCCTGGTCCATGGCAGAATCAGGCAGGACGCTACAAGCATTGGAAAGAAAAGATAACTCCACCACTACGAGGTGAAATGCTCTATTTATCTCCTCGTCCGGTTGAGGTACCTAACCTTTTCATTACTGGTACTTTCTATGATAGTATTTTCGCAGATCGCATTGATTCCGGGATTCGCTTTTCAACGAAAGGTTTTAAGGACGGTGCTTCTATCGAGAAGAAATATGGTGAGCAGATTTTAGGAATCGGTGATACAGCAAAGGAGTATTTCAACATCATGTATCTTCATCCCTGGATGGAACGTTTCTTTTCAGAATGTGGATATCGTTGATATGGCCTGTGCGTGTGAAAATAGAAAATTGCAGAGCGAACTGGATCGTGTAAGTGAGCTTGCCAAGAAAGCGGCTGTTTTGGATAGCTGCATATATGTTGTTTATCAGAGGAAAGATGGCACCTATGCTTTTGATAAACTAGGAGTTGAGATAAAAGGTACAATTGTAGAATATAAACATTACCTGTGATATGGCAGATTTAAAATTGAAAGATTTCGTTGAAGATGGTGAGATTCAGAAGTTGATTGAGCTTGATAATACTATTGGTAAGGTAAGAGATACGTATAAAAATGCGGCTCTAGAACTTGCCAAAGGTTTAAAAATCAATGTGGATGGGATGGCTGACCTTGAAAAGTTGGGAAATCTCTACAATACACAGGCAAAGGTTGCTAGTTCCGCATCCGCTGAACTAACTGAGGCCCTTAGAAAACAATCAGAAATTACGCAGACTGTTTCAAAGAGGATAGAAGAAAAACTAAACTCAGAGAAACTATCTGCTACTGAACTAAAGAAACTGACCAAGGCAAGCTCGGATAATGCTGTGTCCTTGGAAAAGTCTGCTAAAGCGGAAGCTAACTTGACAAAAGCGCAGAATGCCGGTAATACTACTCGTAAGAAAGCTGTTCTATCGGAAGAAGAACGATTAAAGATTATCCGGTTGGCAATTACACTGACTAATCAGGAAATACACAGCCGTTCCCAGGCAAAGGAAATGAATAAGCAGCTTCAAAAGGCTGTCGATGTTTTGAAAGATACGGATGAAAACTATATTCGTACACTTGCCCGTCTTAATTCTACTATTGGAATCAATACTGATTACATAAAGCGAAATTCCGATCGATATAGTCAACAGAAAATGACTATTGGTGCATACCGGGAAGAGATAAAGGCTGCTATTATAGAGTTGGAGAATGGAAATCGGTCTATGAAAAATATGGGTATTATTGCTCGTAATTCAGGAATGATGCTTCAACAACATATGGGCAAAGGATTGAGCCAGGTTGGTGCCGGATTGAAAGGATGGGCTGCTGGGTATATTGGTGCGCAAGCTGTTGTAAGCGGTGTTGTTGCTCTCTTTACAAAACTTCGTGAGGGAGTAGGCGATATTGTGAAATTTGAATATGCTAATAGTCGTCTTTCTGCAATCCTCGGTACTACTTCTGATAAAATAAAAGAGTTGGCAGCCGACGCTCAACGTTTAGGTGCTACGACAAAATATACTGCATCTGAAGCTACTGAATTGCAAATTGAGCTAGCTAAACTCGGATTTACCCGAAAAGAAATAATAGATGCGACTGAACATGTTTTAAAATTTGCACAGGCCACTGGTGCCGAACTATCAGAAGCAGCTTCTCTGGCAGGTGCTTCGCTTCGTATGTTTAATGCTGATACAAGCGAAACTGAAAGATATGTGTCTGCGATGGCTGTCGCAACAACGAAAAGCGCATTATCGTTTTCTTATTTAGCTACTGCATTACCAATTGTTGGGCCGGTTGCAAAAGCATTTAATTTCAGCATTGAAGATACTTTGGCTTTGTTGGGTAAATTATCAGATGCCGGCTTTGATGCTTCGATGGCTGCTACTGCTACCCGTAATGTGTTTCTAAACTTGGCTGATAGTAATGGAAAGTTGGCAAAAGCATTAGGGAAGCCTGTTAAAACATTGCCCGAGTTAGTTGATGGATTGAAGTCGCTAAGAGAAAAAGGAGTAGACTTGAATACTACTCTTGAATTGACAGATAAGCGTAGTGTTGCTGCTTTTAATGCTTTTCTCACCGCTGCTGATAAAATATTGCCACTTAGAGAACAGATAACAGGGGTAGAAAGTGAATTAGGGGATATGGCTCATACAATGGGAGATAATGTTCAGGGAGCTATTGCTAATTTGAGTTCTGCCTGGGAGGCCTTTATGCTCTCTTTTTCTGAATCAACAGGTCCAGCTAAGGAATTTCTTAATTGGATGGCTGATAAAATAAGAAGAATTGCCAATGATTTAAAATCTCCTGAAGAAAAAATTGAAAAAATAGATTATAATTTTAGAGCACTTGCCAAAAAAGATGCGAACAAAAAGTTATTAGAAGTAGAAAAAGAGTTCCAGGCAGAATATAAGAGACTTATTGATGCTGGAGATACAGAGGAGCAAGCATATACGAAGGCTGTTATTCAAATGAAAAATAAACGTATAGAAGTAACAGCCCAGGAGCGAGAAGCTTTAAAACGGATGAAAACAGGTGCTCAATATGCGACATCTGAATTTGAAAATATGTCTTGGATCAAAAACGGTGCTGCTAAAATGTTTAGCTATTATACTTCAGAAGCTGAAAAGGCTGATAAAGCACAATTGGAGTTCTCTAAAAATTTATTCCGAATAGCATCTAGTGATGATTTTAATAGTGGACTTGATAAAATAGCAGAAAAGTTTCGTCCACAAAGTAACGATGAAGATAATTCAGGAGTGAAAATTCTCACTGATAAAGAAAAACGCGAACTGGAAAAAGCTGCTAAAGAAAAACAAAAGATCAAGGAAACCTATCAAGAGTCAGAACTCGCCCTCATGGATGAAGGCTTAGAGAAAGAACTGGCTAAAATAGGTGTTGCCTATTCTAAAAAAATGGCCGCTGTCAAAGGTTATAGTAAAGAAGAAATCGCAACTCGTCAGAATTTGGCGAAAGAAATGCAGGGTAAATTAGATGAGTTCTCTATTAAGTATAATTCAGATCGTGAAAAGAAGGATATTGAAAACGCTCTTACTGTTGTGAAAAAAGGTTCTAAAGAGGAACTGGATTTAAAACTACAACAGTTGGAACTTCAACGTGAGAGTGAAATTGACTCAGCAGAGAAAACCGGTGAAGATGTTTTCCTCATTGATGAGAAGTACGCAAAAAAGAGACAAGAATTGTATGAAAAACATGCTTCGGATCAAGTTTTGTTGATTGCTGAGAATGCAGCACATGAGCAGAGTATCCGTGATGAAGAATATATCATGGATACGCTTGCTCTGAAAAAACAGTTAGCTTCTAAAGAGATTACTCAACAAGAATATGCTGAACGAGAATATCAATTGAAGCTTGACTATGCTAGAAAAACTACTGAGGCGACTATTGACGCTCTTGAAATGCAGCTGAATACAGAAAAGAATCTCGGTCCGGAAGAACGTACTAAGCTTGCCGAACAATTGCAGAAGGCAAAAGCTGATTTAGCGCGACAAGAAGCTGAGGCGGAGATTGAGGCTATTGATAAGGTTACGAAGGCAGATGACAAGGCACAAAAAGAGCGCTTGAAAAACTTGAAAAAATGGCTTCAGACCGCTTCGCAAGCAGTTGGTGCGATTGGAGATCTGGCTTCTACTATTTATGATGGGCAGATTGAAAAAATAGAAGAGGAACAAGATGCTAACGATGAGAAATATGAAAAGGATGTAGAGCGTATAGAAAATTTAGCTGAGACAGGCGCTATTTCAGAAGAAGAAGCTGAGGCTCGTAAACGCGCAGCGAAAGTACAAACTGAGATAAAAAATAAGGAGCTAGAAAAGCAAAAGCAGGAGTTAGCTCATAAACAGGCCATTTGGGATAAGGCTACTAGTATCGCTCAAGCAGGGATAGCCACCGCTCTTGCCATAACTGAAGCTTTACCTAATATTCCCTTGTCTATCATAATTGGTGCTATGGGCGCTGTACAAGTTGCAACTATCCTTGCTACTCCTATACCATCATATGCAGAGGGTACAAAGGATGCTTTTGGACATAGAGGAGGAACTGCTCTTGTCGGTGATGCCGGAAAACAAGAAGTCATCATGTATAAAGGCCAAGCGTGGATAACTCCTGATACTCCTACTTTGGTAGATATTCCTAAAGGTGCACAGGTGTTTCCGGATGTGGATGAATTTGATTTGTCAGGCTTAGATATTTCCGATTTGTGTTCGTCTACATTTTCACCTTCGAATATATCCTCTGCTAAAAACAATACTATTGTGGTCAATGATTATTCAAGACTTGAAAAAAGGATAGACACGACAAATAATTTGCTGCTAAAGAGTATAAGGCAACAGCGTGAGGATGCTAATAATCGCGATTTTGAAAATTATAAGAGGTGGAAATTGTCATGATAGAGCGATTGAATCAAATTTCACTGAGTGATTTTATAGATATTTCATGTGGGGAGTATCTATGCTTACTTTCTGAGAATGAGTCAAAATCAGAAGAAGAGTTAAAGGAAAGGGCCTCAAAACTGATCATTGATTATAGAAATATCACTAATTCATCTGGTGTCAAGGCTTTGATATTGGACAAAGAAGACATAATGAAGGAGAGGACCCGTCTGTTACTCCTTCGCATTTGTCAGACTTTAATAGCTGTCTGCAGCTTTGATGAGGTCCGAGAAGTATTAATGCAGATGGAAGTTAATGCACATAATATGGATAATGAGCAATTGAAATCAAAACTAGACTATATGCTTCATATTGCAATTTTTGAGCAAAAGAGAAATGAAGAGAGACGTGTCGAAGAGCATTCTGAAAAGAAAGCAACTCCAGAACAAATTCGTTCCACTTTTGACTCTGAGATTGCATTCCTAATGACTTATTTTAAAATGAATATTGATGTACATGCTGTAAGTGCTGCTGTTTACGCAAACATAGTTCATCAAGCGGATGTAGAAATCACTATTAGAAAAAGAAGAACATAATTAAGAAGTTTTAAATAGAAGATAATTTTGATTATTTAATTTTGTAATCGAACTTTTCAATCTGTCGTTAGTAATTCTTTTTTAGAATCACAAACGAACTTTATATGATTGAAAAGAATGACACGATTTGCATAAATAAAAAAATATGCAGACATCTATTTGCAGAACTGCAAATATTAGAGAATAAATGCGACCGGATAACACTTGATTTATCTGAAGTAAAAAAAATGATTGCTGCATTGCCGCCTAATGTCGATATCCTTATTGATTCGATAGAGACTTCAGCAATAAATATGCATGAACAAAGCATAAGACATCGTGAATATGTTGAGCGGTGTATTAGTGGGAAATCGGGGATACATTTAATGAGGAGGGTAGAAGATGGGGAACTTTGATCAGGAATTATCAGATATATACCCATGGCTATTACGTATGGCGAGAAGATATTGCTATTCCATGCAAGACGCAGAAGATTTGGTAGGGGATACAGTTTATAAAGTACTTCTTAATCGTGATAGATTCGATCTATCTAAAGACATAAAATCATGGTGTTTAATTGTTATGCGAAATACTTATATAACCAGCTATAATCGTAGCTCACTAGTGCATTTTACTGAATATGATATTATTGCTGAGAATCGTTCTGTCGGCAATCCTTATAATATGATTATATATAATGATGTTATGGCTGTAATTATGCGATGTTCGCAAAAATCTCGCTGTATAGATAGTGTTATATATTGGGCAAAGGGGTACTCTTATGATGAGATAAGTAATTTATTACATGTCCCTGTTGGAACAGTCAAAAGTCGTATTTCTTTTGGGCGTAAAATACTGCATCAAGAATTAGGATATTGAAATATTGTGTGTTATAAAGTACGTCAAAAGTCGCATTTATTTATATTAATAGAAATGATGCTGAAAATCAAATAGTTAATCTTGCTTTTTGCATAATGTAATTTTCAAGAAATTAGCCAATCGGAAAACCGGTTGGCTTTTTCTATATATTTGCTCGCAAACGATATAATGATTGTGAGATGCTTTGTAAATTCAAACTTATTATCAATGAAATTACTTATCAGTTATCCAGTTCAGATATAAAGAACTGGAAAGAAATAAGTTACTCTATTAAGAGGGTTGACTATGGTGGAACCAAGCGGACTTTTACATCAAAATTTGAGTTTGTAAATAATGCGTATGATTTATTATTTGCAGAATATCGAAAGAATTATTTGAATTCAAAGGCTATTATAGAGGTTTATACTATTACAAATAACCACGGATATGATAGGCTTTTTAGTTGTCCTTTAGATTTTTCTTCTCTCAATATAGGGAATATGACACTTTCGATGAATGCTATAGATGACAGTATTGCTTCATTGCTTAAAGCAAAGAAGAGTACTCAGTATGAAATCCCTGTGAGTGAGATAAAGAATGATAATCAGTTCTATTACGATAGAATCTTGATTTTTAATTCTGTGAAATACTTTGCTTATGATAAAGATTTTGGCAGCTATGAGCAGATTCCTGCTGAAGAAGATGAAATTGTAATCAGCTATAATGGTGCAACGTCAAGAAATCCTGTTGTATTACCTTTGATGAGTGGTGACGAATCAGAAATGTATAATACCAGTAATGTAACTCTGTTGGATAATCTGACCGAAGGAAACAATAGTGCAATTATGAAGTTTAATGCTACAATGGAGGTTGAGATATCGATGGACTTTCATGTGAAACGTAGTTCTAACGGTGCATTCAATATTACAGCGACTATCATTGAAGGATCAATGCAACATGATTTTTCTGCATTCTATAAAGGAAATGGAAATGAGTTTGACGTTAAGGGAAAGTTTAAGATTCCTGGAATATATTCTCGTTCTGGGAATCTGCTAAAGATTACTTTTACTAATGATGGAAATAGAACCTCATACCTAAAGATCAATAAATTTAAAGAGTTCTCTGTTAAATACACTTCTATTGATAAGCCGGTATTAGTTGATGTAATCAGTCCTATTAATCTTCTAAGTAGTATAATAAAGAATATCAATGAGGATTCAAAAGATATAACCTGCATGATTGCAACGAACATAGATGATCGGCTTGATAAAAGTATGATTGTCGCTGCTGAAAGTTTACGTGGCATTCCTGAAGCTAAAATATATACTTCTTATAACAAATTCACAGACTGGATGGAGGCTGTTTTTGGATTTATACCCGTAGTTGATGAAGAGAGAAGGACTGTGACTTTCACAAAAAGGGACAAGTTATTTGGTAGTGTAGTCTCAAAAGAGATCGTAAACATAGACAAGGGTACTTCTTTTTCCTTAGATTCTTCTCTTATTTGTTCGACAGTAAAAATAGGGTATGATAAACAGGATTACAATAGTATTAACGGTCGTGATGAGTTTCATTTCACTAATGAATATACGACAGGTATAACACTTTCTGATAAGACTTATGAATTGATAAGCCCTTTTCGTGCAGATCCGTATGGTATCGAATTTCTGGTTCAAGAACGTGGAAAAGATACCACCGATAACGATAGTGATAATGATGTTTTTTTTGTGTGTGCAGAACTTAAAAACGATAAGTATCTGCTTTTACGCAATGGATATAATATAGAAGGTGTACTTGATTCTTCATTAATGTTCAACGCAATGTACTCTCCTCGGTCCATGGTCGGTGCTAATAGTGCATTTATAGGTGTATTTGCTAAAAAACTCAAGTTTGCTTCTTCGGATGGTAATAGCGATGTAGTGATAAATGGCGTAAATGAGAATGGAGATATTGATATATCTAGCTCCTTATTTACCGTTGGGGTCCTGAAAGTAACGACTGATGATGATGCGCTTCCGGCTGATGTTGGTGATTTAGTCCGAACGACGTACGATGGAAATATCTATCTAGGATATATAGACGATGTTTCATGTAAATACGGTCAGTATGATGGAATGAAATATAAATTATTAGTAAAAAGTATAGAATGATATGTTTAAGATAAGTCCTTTTACACCATTGTTTTTCAATCCTTCTGATGATATTTTCGGAATACAGAGTAAGTATGTCCAAAAATTTGCTCCGAGCGACCAGATATTTATAGAAGTCATAGCTTTTTCAGAGAAAAGTGAGCCTACAGGTAACATGATCAATGTTATAACTGGTGATAAGATTCCAGTTATTTGGGGTAAGTGGGAAATGACTGATGGCATCATATTATATTATTGTAATACGACGGGACTGAGTATTGGTTACTATGAATTCCAGTTAAATGGGATATCAAGCGAATTGTTTGAGGTAACAGACGATGAATTTAAACTCTCGCATACTACTTTAATACAATATTCAATGAAAGACAATAAACAGCGTACTGATTGTGTCTTTATAATTGAAGGAAAGCAATATCTGTTTGATTTCCGTGCACCTGGAGGATTTAAAGATTCTGGTTGGTCATTCGGAGTAACTAACGAACAGTTTGTTTCTACAGACGAAGATACGATAGATTTGTATTCTTCGGAAAATACTTTAAAGACTTTCACTTTGGGAAACGCAGAAGGATGCCCTGTTTGGTATGCTGAATTGCTAAATCGTATAATGAGCTGTTCATATGTCTTTTTTAATGGCAAGCGCTTTGTCAGGAATGAGAGTAGTGTGCCGGAGATGAATCAAATATCAGAAACGGTGAACAGTTATGTTTTCACATTGTCATTGATGACTGTCCAGAATAATGATAAAATAAAATTTGATAATCAATTTGTAAATGGAGGGCAGGGGAGTGATTGGACCGAAGGAGGAAGTAACGCATCATTCAAACTATCTAAGAATATCATTGTAACGGCTCCACAAACCGGGCATATTAAAACAGGCGATGTCATACTTCAAGGTACTACTTATGAGGATATTTTTGTAACGATGTTGGCGAAAAAGGCATCGGCTAAACTATCAGGAATCCTGTCTACGTCTAAGGAGGTTGAATATGGAACTTCAAAAGGATACATTTCATATACGGCTGTTCGAAACGGTCAAGGCGCAATGAAAAAGGCATATTATGATAACAATGAAGCGAACATTCTTACATTCTCGAAAGAAGTAGATGGAATCCAAACTGCTACCCGTCAGCTATCCGGCATTTATACACAGAAAGAAACATATATTGCAACTGTTGAATATGATGCTAGTGCAGATGGGAGTCTGACAGAAATAAAATTAAATGACTCCATATCTGTAAACGTAAGGCGTAAGTGGTTTGCTGGCGTATGCACGTCTGTTCCTAAAACATCAAATGACGTACGTGCGCTGCAATCTAGTGGATTATATACGGGGCCTGGTACTTACAAATTCCCTGTAGATAAATGGAAAATAATTGCTATATGCATCCCTGAAGGGAGTATTTCATCTTTGGAGTTTGCCGAATATCCAGGTAATCTTATTAAGGATGTAGAAATGGTAAGCGGTCCCAGTAAAATAAGTGTGGAAGGAGTTAACGGTTCTGCAGCTACGGATTACAATATGTGGATTGTGAAGACAGCAATCGTGAATGAGACAACGAATCATGCAACTTTAAAGATATCGTAAATGGCAGGTGTAGTAAAAAAAGGAACCCCATTCGGGACAACGTACAAAAGAACATCATCCCGTCCGTTAGATTCTTCAGAAATACCGGATTCTCTGGAGCAAGCGCGTATATATGCGAAGAATGCAAACTGTGAAGACGTCCCATATCCCGGTCAGGTCATAACGGTAAACGGAAAAGCATATATACTCAAAATAGATCCCGACATGCCGGATGATAGTGAGAAAGGTTTTTTCCACTGCACACTTGATCCACTTGGTGGTAATACTGACAATGACGACCGCTATGTCCGTAGGGATGTGGCAGAAACAATCGAAAAACTGATGACCTTCCTTGAAGGCATCAACGTGAAAGGTACGGCTACACTGGCTGAGATTACCCTGCTAAAGGACCTCGTTTCCAAAAACTTTGCGGCAGGCAGTACCGGCTTCGGTATCACGCAAGATTCTGATGGGAATTATCATCTTGACATAGACTTTGTTGACATACGGAAAAAGCTTAATGTTAACGAGATACAAGTGCAGCAATCCACCTACATAGGAGGTAAACAATACAACACCAATGGTGGTATTATCTGTAACAAAGTTGAGGACAAGGGAGACGCTTACAGATGTTACTTCAAGACTACCGATTCTGAAGGACGGACTGTCAGAAATACCTTTGAAGTCGGTGATTTTGCTATCAGTGAGACTTTTGCACTGAAGACCGGAACAACATTTTATTGGCGTTATGTGAGCGGATGCGGTGATGATTATATAGAACTCTCCAAAACGAATTGTGCATCCGGTAGTGATGTGCCTTCTGTGGGTGATAATATCGTCCAGCTTGGTAACGAAACAGATCCGGCACGTCAAGGCGCAATCGTCTGGGACAGCGTGACAGCCGGCGGTCCCTACATTCGCGTATACAAAGGCATCAGTTCCTATACGATGCCGGAACCGCTTATTGACCTGAACACTGTGCTGAGTGAGATAACAGCAAAGTTCAAATCCGAAGCGACCGGAAAGGATATAGACGATATCCTCGATGAAACACAGACGAATCTTGACCTTATCAAAGAACAGACGGATAAAGAGTACACTCTGTGGTTCTTTGACTACGATCCCACGCTGGAGAACCTGCCGGCATCCGATTGGAGTACTGACGAACTTAAAACCATGCATGAGCAGGACATGTTCTATAACCGTCTGACGGGACATGGATACAGATTCGAAAAGGATGGCAGTTCATGGAGCTGGAATGATATAACGGACCATCTGACACTGAAAGCACTGGAAGACGCATCCAAGGCTCAGGACACCGCTGACGGGAAAAGACGTATTTTCGTATCCCAGCCAAAAGATTCTGACGCTTATGATGCAGGCGATATGTGGGCGAATGCGACCTATTCCGGCGAAGGCGTCTCTTATAAGAATGACTCTCTCGTCTGCATGACTGCAAAGGCGGCAGGAACATCATTTTCTATAAAACACTGGCAACCTAGCTCAACGGCTACTACCGCCTATCTTGAGAATCTGGGAGACCGGATACTCGCAGCCGTAACAGATTCGGAGGAAGGCATCGAAGCGGCAAAAAGGCTAGCCAATCAAGGTATCAGCGATGCGTATGATGCTGCTCAGGATGCATTGAACGCATTAGGGATCGCAAGAGGTGCGCAGGAAACGGCAGATAAAAACACGGCTGTTATCCAAGTGACGAAGGATTCTATTGCCGCTCTTGTAGAAGGAATCCATTTTGATAATTCCGGTAATATCACAAACATTAATACGAGCGGATTGGTAACTAACGATGATTTCAATGTACTGTTATCTAAAAAGATAACCTTTGACGCAGAAGGTCATGTCAGCAATATCAGCACATCCGGTCTTGTTACTGAATCAGGTTTCACTCAGTTGTTTACTGAACATGCCGAAGCTGACGGATACGTAAAGAGGGCTGAAATCAGTACATTCATCACGGAAGATGATGCAGGAAGATTGATATCGAACGCAGTGATATCCGCAGATCAGATTAGGTTCAACGGCAACATCATAGCTAACGATACATTCCTTGTAAATGAAGCAGGGGATATAACGATGAATAACATCACAGCGAATGATGCGGTACTTAATGACGTATCGCTTAATAACGCAACGCTTAATAATGTGACAGCTACGTCCGGCAGCATAGGCGGTTTTGAAATCGACAGATATGGATTATCTAATTATGATAACAGCGATGCGTTTATTTGCATTGAAACACAAAAGACACGAACATCAATGGGTGAAACTTATACTGCGACAAGAAAAGCGGTACTTGGCAATGGTCTGCCTGGCATTGCCGGATTTGAAACGGCTTCTATGTTTCAGGCGTCAGGTAGCGATGAAAATATAGCTGTTAAGATTAATGCGTTTGGAAGTACTCAATTTGATCAGACAAAAGGCGGAAGAGCTAATTATGCAATAGCCGCTGCTGGAGGATGCTTATGGAAGCTGTCATCGTCTGATGATATCTGGTGCATGCCTGGGGTCCTGGGATGTTTTGAAATTTCTACCACAAGAAATGGAAATGATGTAACCTATGGTATAAATAAAAGATGGGGTAATGGGATAAATATAACAGGCATTAGTCTTAACAGTTCGAGAGAATACTGGTTTACGCATGACTTGGGCCACACCAACTATTACCCGTTAGTGCTTCCTACCGGACAAAGAGAAAGCGAAAGTTGGCAAGCTTGTTTCTCTAGCTATAATGGTCTTAGCACAAACTCTTTCAACGTTATCTTTTGGGATCCGGGTAATAATAAATGCTATCCTAGATTCTTTACGCTGATAATATTTGGAACTCCTAAATAATAAACAAAAAGAATATGAAAATCAATTTTAAGAGAATCGAGGCGCAGACTTCTTTCAAAGGCGGTAAACAGACCTTCGACACCGCTGAAACGGTCGGTAACGAAATGATGTATAACGGTAGCATCCTGCTGGATATCGGTTTTGAGGAACTGGCAAAGCAGATCTACTACTCAAGTGAAGCAGTAGAAGTTCCTGAACGGTATTGCAAGGCGATGGAACTGGTGGTGAAGAACTCACGTCTCATAGCTGCTGTAAAAAGAGAAATAATCAACCAATTAAACAAGGAGGTATAAAATGGATTTCACAGAAAATACAATCAGAACCGGACAGTCAGTAGTCGGTGATTACAGGCTTGACTATTCCATTACTTACAACAAGGACAAATTAATGAAGATCGAAGCGCAGGTCAAACAAGTATCGGCATCTGCTCCGAGTTATGCCGGCAATATCCTTTATGTTGAATCGACAAAGAAATACTCCTGTTCCCTGTCCGGAGCATCAGCTGAAGTACGCGCCGCTTTATTGGCAGATTTTGAGAAAACAATTACCGAATTGAGTAAGTAACATGGGATATATCAAGTTTGTTTTAAGTGTGCGCAAGACGGATGACAATGGCAATACCACCCGTACCGTGATCAGCCGTGTTGAAAGCGACATGGCTGATACCGGTATGCTTGAAACAAACCTGATCATGCATGCGCTTTCAGCACGCGGAAAAATAGAAATCAAGGAGGAAGGCTTCCCGTATGCCTTCCCGTTAATATTTGGAGAATAGTTTTATGGCACTGAATGTAGAACATAAGGAAGAAAATGAAGGCAAGAATTCCCGCGGACGTTTGTCGGCTGAGGAATTCAATAACCTGATCGATACCGTCAAGGAATTGGAGAAGGACGCAAATACTCCTTCTTCAATAGGAGAATTAAAGAATGTCTCCCCTGAATCCGATACGGCAGAAGACGGTTCCGTATTACTATACGGCAATAATGGATGGTCTCCTGCCGCCGGAGTGTTTATTCCCACCGGAGTTGCGGAGGACGGATCTATTATAACCACCTTTGAAGACTTAATGAACTATATTTCCTCACATGGCGGTGGAGAAACAGGGATACAAAGAAACCTGCGTATAATCAATAACCTGGACAGTAAAAGCCTGTCAGCCAGCAAAGGGGAACCTTGCTATTTGAATTTTACTTTCATCAGCCAGGAAAGATACAGCACCAATGAACCTTATGAAGATACCGGAGAGCGTGGGTTCTGTCAAATCTCTGTTAAAAACAGCAACAGCGCCGAGTATCTTGTCGTCAAACAGCTGTATATCAGTTCCGGTTCTCCTTTCAGTATTGACGTTGCGGAGTTTCTGGCGTCCGGAGCAAACAATGTAATGATCAAAGTAACGGGAGAAGTGACGGAAGTGACGGCTCCGGCATTTGTATACACGGTACAGCTTACTTCATTGTCCATCAGTGCGGACAACTTTAAATGGTGGACAGCTTACACCGGTGCCATTACGCTTCCTCTGAATATCAGCGGTAATATTTCAAAAACATTGTATGTGACTGTTACCGGGAAGGATTATAATGAATCCTACCAGATTCAGATCGGTACAGGCGTATATACGGAAACCGCCTACAATTACTCTGTAATCCACCCGGGCGTGACAGGCGTATTCAATATATCTGCTTATGTCTCGAACTCGGACGGGACGGTCAAGACAAGAACGATATCGTTCAATGTCATTTGCGCGGTAGCCGGCGAACAAAGGAAGCTGGTAGCCGTCAACAACATCCTCGGCAGGGCGACCAACTGGAGTGAGAACTCATTGTTCGATTACGCGATGTACGATGGCGACAATGTCATTACCTCCGCTAAATTCACCATCAAAAAAGATGGTGAGGATGTCTTTACTTCCGAAGAAGCCAGTATCGCATGTTCCGCCAGACATACATTCTCATTCCCGATGGAGATTGAGACAATGGATAATACGGAATTTGAAATAACGGCCCATATCCTCGATGTCGATATGGAGCTGACATCCCCAATCACCTATCAGGTAAACAACTCCCTGGGATATTCGGCCGTGTCGGGCGCCGTATTCTATATGAATCCCAAGACCCGCTCCAACCGGCAGGGGAATCGTCAGGAAATCATAAATGAAATGGACGGTTCCGTCATCCCGGGCAGCTGGGAGAATATGAACTGGGGCAATGACGGCTGGCAATCGGACGAAGACGGGAACAAGGTACTCCGGCTTATGGCCGGCTCATCGCTGCGCATGGGATATTCCCCTTTTAAAAATGAATGCGCCCGCACCGGGAAGACTCTCGAACTTGACTATAAGGTTGATAACGTGACGGATTATTCCGAACCGGTTATCACCATATCGTCCCCGTCCGGTGGTTCGTTTGTCGGATTGAACATCTATGCGGATGACATTATCATGCACTCCCAGTCACTTAAAAACGATGATGTACAAAGTTTGCATACGTTCGAGGGAAAACGCACAAGACTCACGCTGACCATTTTGCCGGACGCCTATGGCAACAGCGGATTCAACCTTTGCATACTGTATGTCAACGGTGTCAAGAACAGGGAATTCACCTACGAGAGCAATGATTATTTCGCCCATAACGGGATGATCGTGATAGGTTCCGGATATGCGGACGCGGACATATACGGAATACGGGAATATAACCGGGGACTGACCTCACAGGGAGTCCTGCGTAATTACATCAACTGGCTGAACACCACAGATTCCAAGGCAATTGTGACAGAGAATAATGACATCCTGGACCTGCACGGTTCGGATATCGATTTTGAAAATACGAAGGACCAGTTTAACGTAATGACATTCGACAATACAATTCCTTACATGGCGGATCAATCAACTCGTACCGGCATGTTGGAAGTGTTCTTTTATGACCATCCGGAATGGAATGTTTCAATCAGCAACGTGACCGCCAAGGGGCAGGGTACGTCATCCATGAAATACTGGATCTGGAATACCCGTTACCAGCTTGACAAGAAACTCTCCGTCATTCGTTACGCCGACGGCTCGGACTCCACCGCGGGAGCGAAGTGGTCAATGACACCGTCTCTTCCGGCTGGACGCAAGTTTACGGCAAAGAAGAACTATGCCTCCAGTATGCAGTCGCATAAGATCGGTGCGGTAAACTCCTATACGGACCTTATACGTGAAGTGGGTATCCTGAACGAGGCGATGCGCGCAGATGCGAAGGTCCGTGTGTCGGTTTGGGAAGCTCCGTTTGTGTGCTTTGAGAAACAAACCAATGACGAAGGGGAAACAATATACATATTCCGGGGATTGTATACCTTCGGCCCTGATAAGGGTGACGCCGACACTTTCGGCTATAACACCGATACTTATCCCAACCTGTTGAGCATTGAGGGATCGGATAATTCTCCCTTGCTCACCCTGTTCCGTGTGCCGTGGAATCCGGCAAAGGGATTGATAGCCTATAATGAGGATGAAGAGGCATTCCAGTACAATGGCCAGAACAGCTTCGACCTGGGCGAAGGGGAAGTGGAAAACATATCAAGCTTTATTCCTGCCTACAATTGTGTTTACCAGTGCTCGCCAAGGCTGAAACCGTTTAACGGCACATTGGAAGAATTGAACGCCCAATTATCCGGATACAAGAACGAACCTTGCGAGTTCTGGATTGCCAAATCCGGTGACATCAATCAATATAACGTTTACTATTTCGAATCGTCGGAAGGAAGGTTCATGCCATCTGATATCGGGGAGGGAACAATCAATCTGCTGTCGCAGCTTGCAGACAAGGGATATGGGCTTAATACTTCCGATCTTGCCGGGAAAACGGATGACGAACTAAACACCCTGTTCATTAACGCCCGTATACAGAAATTCCGCATGGACGCTCCCGCATACTGGGATATTGACGACTGCCTGTTCTTTATGAATAACGTAGAGTTCAATGCCGGAACCGACGAACGCGCGAAGAATACCTATCCATACTGTTTCGGTACGGAGACATCCAGGTGGCGTTGGCGTGTCGATGATGCCGACACCCGTTTTGATACAACCAATCGCGGTTTACCGGATAAGGAGTACAGTGTGGAAACGCATGATACGGACGAAACCGGAGCATCCGTCTGGAACGGCGAGACAAACAACTTCTTCAACCTGATGGAACTGGCATTTCCGGAAGAAAAGATAATCAGCATGCGCAAAACAATGACTGCCATGCAGACACTGGGCGGGCTAAAAAGCGGTAACGACCTTGAAAAGCTGTTTGCGTTTTATCAGAAATACTACTTTGATCAGGCTCAGGAATATTTTCCCGCCAATGCTTATAATGCGGATGCGAAGTACTGCTATGAAAACGGGAAACTGGCATACAACAAAGGACACTATTCGAATGATACCGACCCGATCACCCAGTCGCTGGGCGACCATTATCTTGCGGAACAGCGATGGATTACGAAACGTATTCTGTACATGATGTCAAAGTATTCGTTCGGACTATTTTCAGCTAACGGGACGGATACTATCACCGTCCGCGCTGCCGGTAACACAATCAAGTATGAACTGACTCCGGCAATGGATATGTATCCTGCGATTGCCAATGGTACAAGTATCATCCGGGGAAGAAGGACGAAAGCCGGAGAAGTATGTGAAATGGAGATTGAACTTTCCGGGTCGGGAGACCAGCAGAATGCGATACAGGGAGCATCCTACCTGCAGGATATAGGGGACTGGCATAATAAGAACGTGACCGGGTCTATGATCATTCAGGGAAGGATGCTCCGTGATATCCGGCTGGGAAGCAAGGACGCCCCGGTTATCATCTCTATATCCTCCCTGACGTTGTCCAACTGCGTAAGCCTTCAGAGGCTGCTGCTGTCGAACATCGCCACCTTGGCCGGTACATTGAACCTGTCCGCATGCTCACATTTGCAGGAGATATATGCGGACGGTACATCCTTGACGCAGATTGTGCTTCCATCGGGAGGAGGGCTTCGTGTAATTCAATACAGCAGGCTTAACCAATATCTGTCATTGTCCAATTATCCGTTACTGACAACGGAAGGCATCGGGATTGATTTGTGCAGGGATGTCATTACGGACTTCTTTATCGTGAACTGTCCGAACCTGTCTCCCATGCGGCTGCTGGTTGATATCATGAACTCCCAGGCGGAACAGGGGGATGATCATGCATTGAAGCGTATCCGTGCCGTAGGTTTTGAGGAAACATTCAATGATTCGGACATGCTGGATAAACTGGCAACGCTCTCAAATGGTACTTACGGAGGATTAAGTGCTGAAGGCTTGGCCGGAGAGGATGAATATCCTGTTCTGGACGGAACGATAACGGTGAACGCGAATACCTACGAGGATTCAATTGAGGCTTTAAGAAACACATTCAGAAAATTGACATTGAATATAAACGGAGAATTTTATGTCAGGTTCAAGGATGCTATAGTTCAAAGTATGATTGCGGAATCTTATGGGGATGGGGTCGGAACTAAGATTGAGCAGGTTAAGGCTGTGAGAAATTTCGGCGGCATGTTCAAGGGGAATACTGAAATCACATCATTTGATGAGTTTGAGATATTCACCGGATACAACTCTAATGGATGGAATGTCTTCGATGGGTGTTTATCCTTGATATCGGTAAAATTGCCTTCCCAATTAAAGATAATATATGGGTATATGTTTTATGATTGCCGGGAACTGGCTAATATAGATTTGCGCAAAGTAGAGGAAATTCAGCGGCAGGCTTTTTATAATACAGGATTAATAGATGTTGATTTGGAAAATGTTGTTACAATCGCCGGAGACGCGTTTAGTAAATGTACCCGGTTATCCCGGATGAAAATTGGAGATAAAAGTGGAATTCCCAGCGGATTTGCAATGGACTGTACATCCCTGGTTGAATTGGATTTGGGAGCAGGTGTAAACGCGATAACTTATGCATTTCAACATAGTCCATTGAGGATAGTAACAATCAGGGCCGTTACGCCACCTGAAGTGACAAGATCATTTCAGGTGATTGATCAGTCGTGTCGGTTTTATGTACCTGATCAATCTGTGGAAACTTACAAAGCCGCTTCCGGTTGGAGTCAGTATGCTGATAGGATTTATCCGTTATCTCAAAAAACAGAATAAATCAAGAAGAGCAGTTAAATAAAAAACCGCCTGCTCATCACGAGTCGGCGGTTACAAACACAAACAAAACAAACAACGAAGGGCACTACCCCTCCGCCTTATAAGCGATACAAAGGTAGTATTAATCACTTAAAAAGAAAAGTTATGAAAAAATTATTTTACGAAAGCTGGATAGCAAAGCATCTATTGCTTTCAGGTTACTCAACTATCACGCTTCTTGCGTGGGTATTCACAAAGTGGTCAAAAACTGAGGCCAGGCAGTCAACAATCAATCATGAATGCGTTCATGCCCGACAATGGATTGAACTGACGGTCGCCTCTGGTATCTTGATTTGGATCATTACGCTGATCTTCGGTTTATCGTCCTGGTGGTTGGCACTAGCGCCGGCTACCTTCTATGTATGGTATGTACTAGAGTGGTGTATCCGCAAGATGATTGCTAGCGTACTCGCTGATTGCCGGGAAGACTATGATGCCTACCGGCTGATCTCATTCGAACGGGAGGCTAGGTTAGCGGAGAAGGACAATAACTACTTAGAAAATTGCAGCTACTTCAGCGGTTGGTTGAGATATGTCTTTAAATAAAAAAAGAAAACCGCCTGCTCATCACGAGTTGGCGGTTGACAAAAAACAAACAATATTAAAAAGGGGGAATCCCTTATTGCTAATGCGTACAAAGGTAATAATAATATTTTAGATAGAGAAATATGGGATTAAATGAATGGCTGGCTCTGATCGGGGCTTTGGGAGGCTTCGAAGCAATCAAATGGATAGTTAACTTCTACGTGAATCGTCGAACGAATGCAAGGAAGGAAGATGCGACAGCGGACAGTATGGAGGATGAAAATGAACGCAAGCAAGTCGCATGGCTTGAAGATCGTATCGCTCAACGTGATGCCAAGATTGACGCTATTTATGTTGAACTCCGGCAGGAACAGTCCGCTCATCTGGAAGATATTCATAAGAAGCATGAACTGGAGCTTAGATTGAAAGAAGCTGAAATAAAGAAATGTGATGTACACGGATGCACTAACCGGCAGCCGCCAAGTGACTATTAATTATAAGGAGGAAAAGAAATGAAAACTATTGATGCAATTATCATCCATTGCTCAGCAACACGTGCCGGGCAGGATTTACGTGCAAAGGACATTGACCGGATGCACAAACAAAGGGGATTCAGCCAAATCGGTTACAACTTCGTTATTGGCCTGGACGGAACTGTGGAGAATGGGCGACCGCTTTCTATCGACGGGGCGCATTGCAATACAAAAGGATTCAGCAAAGAATCGTATAACAAACATTCGATTGGTATCTGCTATATTGGTGGATTGGACGCATCAGGAAAGCCGGCAGATACACGTACTCCTGCTCAAAGGGCTACATTGCGCGAATTGGTAGCGAAGCTCTGTAAGGAGTATGATATTATTGAGGTTCTCGGACACCGTGACACCTCGTCAGACTTGGACGGAAGTGGAGAGGTGGAGCCGGCAGAATATATCAAAGCGTGCCCCTGCTTTGATGTCCGGAGTGAATTTACCAACTTCTTGCGTAATACAGTCATCCGACCATGAAAGCGCTAATTTATATAACCATATTCATGATGTCAGGAATATGGTTGTCATCTTGCAAAACTTCTCGTAACATCGATACACAAAAGCAGATTGACTATTCAGGGGACTTTTTGTATCTGCGAAACTTAATAGAATCCCTACAGCTGGATGTGAATAAGCAAACGAAAATTACTACTGACAAATTTAGTGATCTGAAGATTGAAAATACAACTGTTTACTTATCTGCTCCGGATTCAACAGGGAAACAATATCCGGTGAAAGAAAGTATCACTACTACAACTAAGCAGGATCAGGAACGAACTGAAGTTGACGAAACACTATCTATTACTTTGCAGCAGCTCTCGAATCGACTTGATACTATAAGTAATAAGGTTAATGTTTTGCTGAATCAAAAAGAAATTGTCGTAGAACTATCATGGTGGGATTTGCATAAGGATAAAGTGTATATAGGTATAATAGGTTTGTTTATTGTGGGGTGGTTGGTTTATAGGTGGAGGAAAAAGTAGCACATTTGCAATGTTAATATGTCAATTATCCTATGTTTGGCAGCATAATTATCTAATTAATTATCTATTTAATTTCCGCTTCTAGTAAATTACGTTACTTTTGCAGCATAATTACGTTGTTTTTGTGCTAATACTACATAATGCAACAAACTATTTAGGATTTTATTTGTGGTAATTAGTTAATAACAGTGTCTTTGATATGGAGAAATAAATAAGTCTTATGAATAAAATATATGCATTTGATTATATGCTATCCTTATTTGAGGAATGGTATAACGAAGAGAATAAGGAGCAGAATAGAGAATTCAAAAACTGTTCTAAGTTGTCTATGCTTAAACTTTTGTTTCTGACTGCAGTTCCTAAGGGAAAAGATACTAGAGACCTTTTGGATACATTTGATAATTTCTGTGCTCTCCCCTATGGGCCTGTTGAAAGTGACATATATAATGCAATTCAAAAAGACAATCTGCCTTCTTACGTTCTGACAGAAAGATCAATAACGAAAAAAAGAGATATCACATTGCCTTATAATGAAAAGGACTATCTTCCTGTGAAGAATGCTGTATATGCTTTAAAAGAAAAAAACAGATTACTTATTTTATTGAACGCTTTTGATTTAGTGGAAATTACACATAAATGGGATAGTTGGAAGCAATCTATAAATTTTGCCAAGTTAATGGATATGTCAAGCTATAAAATGACTATAGAATCAATTCGAAGCGATAGAAATAAATACTTTGAATAAATAAACAAGGATGAGCTGTATACTAGAACAGTGTTATGATCAATTCATAGAAGAGTTTCCTGAATCTTGGCTTCCAAATGGTAGTGAGGATGAATCAGTGTTTTTTAATAAGAATGTTCAGGTAGAAAGCTTCTTTGAAACGTGCTTTATTTTATTAAGTAAGTCCATTATTTGTGGTGAGTATATTAATGTTCATAATTTCATTGATGTCTTGAATCGCTTTCTGGATAAGACAGCAGCAGCAGTGGAGTATGCTCCTCCATTACTGTCAGAATCAGGAAGTGAAAAAGTAGATAGACTATTATCACGGTATAGAGATTTGAACTACTCAATTTATAATGCGCTGAAGCATTATAATTATTTTGTAACAGTTTCCAAAAATAAATTTAATACTGAAGAGAATAGATACAAATATGGATTCTACAAACTGAAGAATATCAAATCTACAGATAAAATTCTTAAATTATTCTCTGATATAACGATTCCTCTATGCTTATTTGATTATAGGTTTCCTATCGGTGAAGATGAATTTCACAAACTGCTTTTAAGTAGAAACAGATTGATGGAATATATAGGTGAAGGTAGTTCGGAAAGAAGGGCTATTTTATCTATATTACTTCATAAATGCCACTTTATTATACGTAAGATTAAAAATGCTCCTTTATATATAAACTCTGAATCGAACATTGTTTGCATAAATCCAGCAGAATTAGATGTTGGCTATTATGATGAGTTTGTTATAGAGGAATGTAGTTCAGAAGAAAAAGTTAATGAACTTTGGAATGATATTAATAGTATTAATCCCAAATTGAAATCGTTTGTTCTGTTGATGAAATATTATAAACAAAATCTATCTGTAAAATCTGATATTGCTAAGATGGACTTTGTTTTAAGAAAGTACTCAGCCATTTATCAAATAAAACGAGATTCACAAGGATTTATCAATCCTAGTAGCTCAATAGAAGAATATGATAAATTTTCATTAAATTCAATTTTAAATTTCTTGCATAATTGTCGTTTTTCTTTTTATACACAAAAGTGCGAACCTAATTTAAAACAAATAAAGGAAGAACTTAGACATATAGAGAATATACAAGCAAGAACTGGAGTGAAAAATTTCCATCCATACGAGAAGGCTATAGAAGCTATTATTAAATGCATTGAATTCCATATTGGGAAAGATGATTTTGATGATAGGCTTATAGAGGATAAATTGGAAGAACTTGATCGTGTAATTCTTTTATATGAAGAAGCTTATGAATGGAGTCGTTCTCATCAATTTTTCCCTTTTCAATTACCTTTTGGAGAATCAATGTATAGTGCAGGTGATGAACTTATTATGCTATTCGTTCCTTCGGCTTATGCTAAATATATTAACTATGATACATTAAAAGAACGATTAGAACAATTTAATAGAACTAAGGAGTATTTGAGATTTCGTTGTGATTTATCTATTGAGAGAAAAGAGATAACACAGATCAAAGATGATATTAAAACTTCGGATAAAAAAGCTTATGATTTAATTGCAATATTTACTGCCACTATTACTTTTCTTTTTGGAATTGTAAATATATTCATAAATAACACGACTCTAAATTTATATCAATTGATAGCTAATACTATTGGATTAGGGGTATTACTATTACTTTTCGCATCTTCGTATCTGTTTATTTCTCCTTTGTTAATTCAAAGAATGAATTTGCAGAAATATATTTTCACTAGGCGTTTTCTATTTGGTCTAATATTAGTCGCATTGTATTTTATGTTGACTTTCTTTCTGTATAAGAATAGCCAATCAGTAATGATTAATGCAAATACTATTCAAGATGTAGTAAAAGACACATTGAATAATGATAACGAAGAACCAAAAGTGGAGATACAACAATTTAAAGCATTAAAATGAGTAGCATATTTTGTAACTGATTGAGGGTATGTCAAAATGAAGTGACGCATCCCTTTTTCTTTTACCCATTCAGCAACAATCACTGCCTTCACAATGTAGAAATTTACTCGTTATCGAAAAGGTCTCTCTGATTCGGGGCTTTTCTTTTGCTTATCTCATTTATATTTCGTATATTTGTGTACAGACGTGGATGTCTGTTGTATCATCTCTTTGCGGAAAAGTTGCTAGTTTTCGAGATCGAGAGAAGATAATACGTTATTAATTCCAATAATTAGCCTCGACTAAGCGTAGTCGGGGTTTTCTTTTGCCCTTTATCTACTATTACTAATGAGAGCTTAAAAAGTTCGATAGATAGAAATAATATCGGTAGGAAAATGTTAACTTTGTCATCGTAGAAGTTGAAAAGAACAAATGATTGAGCTTTTATTAATTGTACCTTGCGGAATTGAAAGATTGGTCGGATCACTGTCTTGAATGAAGATGATAAGGGTATTAATTGGACCTTGCGGAATTGGACCTTGCGGAATTGAAACTTGGTTTTCTCGCTTTCGTGAAGCGCTTTTTCCGCTTTGTATTAATTGGACCTTGTGGAATTAAGTCTTATAATACTGAGGCTTTTTTATTCGAATAACTTTCTCTACTTTTACCTAAAAATATAAAGTAATGGCAGAAGAAAATAAATACGACCACGAATTTGTTCAGGGATTATGAAATTTGTTATTAACTAAAATGAGTCTTTAGTATGAATAGAATTATAATTATTGGCAACGGTTTTGATTTAGCTCACAATTTAAAGACTGGATATAAGGATTTTATAAATGATTATTGGGCTACTGTTGAAGAAGGGATTTATGATAAATACTGGCGGTTGTTAGATCAACAATATGGAGGGGACAAACACTCTCTTAATGACTATGAGGATCAGTTTATAAAAATTAAAAAAGAATATGATAAAACCGGAGTTAATAAAGTTTGTTCTTCTTATAAAGAAGGTAGTCCTTTATGGAAATTGTATACACTAATTAATGAGCATAATAATGATCCTAGTACAAATGCAACAGTGCATCTAAACTTTGAGAATCATTTTTTTGAGCGTATATCTAATCAATGTTCTCCTGAAAATTGGGTAGATATAGAAAATGAATATTACAATGCATTGAAAAAACTTAGTTTAGAGGAAAATGCTCAAGAACGGAGTCAGAAAGTTAAGAAACTAAATATTGAATTTGAAGCAATAAAAAATCTACTCGAAAAGTATTTGTATGAGATATCAAAAAGCTCTGTCACTCAACATGCATCGATAATTGAATCAGTGAATAGTCTGATTGAATTAAATGATGTTGCATTAAAGAAACAGCAACAGTATTTAGATTCTATATTAAAAGATATAGATCAATCTGGCAATGAAATGGAAGTTTTTGGAAGAGTTATGGCAGAACCAGATCCTTTCTGTTCTACAGCTGAAGCTTATAGGATGCATCTTAAAAATGAACTAGAGAGCGATCATTTTAAAAAGAAGTATTGCATTCCAACGCAGATAGTATTCTTAAATTTTAATTATACGAATACTGCCCAAAAATTATATCTTGATGAAGAGAATGATAATGAGATAATTAATATTCATGGGGAACTTTACAATAAGGCAAATCCTATGATTTTTGGATATGGAGATGAGTTAGATAATACATATAAGAAAATAGAAGAGTTACAGGATAATGATTTCTTGGAGAATATAAAATCCATAAACTATCATGAAACAAGAAATTACAGAAGGTTATTGGAGTTTATAGAATCCGGGATATATCAAGTATTTATAATGGGACATTCTTGTGGCAACTCTGACAGAACTTTACTCAACACTTTATTTGAACATGATAATTGTGCTTCTATTAAGGTTTACTACTGGCAACAAGAAAATGGTTCGGATAATTATAGCGATTTAATAAGAAACATTTCGCGTAACTTTAATGATAAACCCAAGATGCGTGATATAGTTGTAAACCGAGAAAACTGTTCCCCTTTAGTTCCGACAGAAAAAGAGGTAGCCGAATAAGCTACCTCTTAAATTATATACTACAATTAATATTTATTATTTGGTTTATATCGGTTGTATAGTGTCCGGAGAGCTGTTCTTGTTTTAACCTCCATTCTCTTCCGTTTCCTTGCACTGCCAGTTTGATACGTTCTCCGTGTTCACCGTTGATCTTGTCTACGATTTGCATGAGCTTATTGTGCTTCTCACGGTCTACGGAATCAAATAGTCCAAGCTGTGCGCCTTCCGTTATTTCAGTGATGATAACGCCTGCCTTTTTATATTGATATCCTTGCATGAATATTGTCTTTAATCCAGATAGCGCATAATGTACTATCTCTTGAGTGTCGTTTGTTGGCACCGGAAGATGTATTACTGTATTCTTCCAGTATTGCGGTAAATCTTCTCGGAAGTTATTCGTGTGAATGAATACTATGAGGGACATGGCATAAGACTTCTGTTTACGAAGTTTTTTTGCACAGGTGGAAGCGTGTGTTGCTATTGCTTCGTAAGCCCCCGATAAAGTACCCGTTGTCTTTGTATCTTTAAGTCTCGATCTTTGCCAGAAAAAAGACTATGCAAAAAATGAGTAAAGAAGAATTCATTGAAATCCTGTCTCGTCAACAGCGTAGCGGTTTGACGATAAAAGACTTCTGTATAAATGAAGCCTATACCGAATCAAGCTTTTACTATTGGAAAGGAAAGTTTGGCCTATCGAGGCGTTATCATATGGATAGGCATTCTTCCTCTTTAGAGGAGTTTGCA